ATCTGCCGTCATCTATCCATTTTTATTCAGGCGGGTTGGCATAACTTCTCAAGACTTTACAGGCGTAGGTTGCCCATTGTTAAATCAAAGTTCTGCGAATCAACTCCACCCAGCTTTTCGCCATCGCTTTTGACGTGAACATTTCCCGAAATTTAGGGAATGCTGTCCGGCGATCAGGAGACTCGCACGCTCGGTAGATTGCATTGGATAGGGCATGTGCGTTCTGTGCCGTGGCTGCGTAAATAAAATTCTCGTCGGGAATTCTCCCAGTGACCCACTTTACCCACGGCAGGTCGAACATGGCGGTTGGAAGTCCGGCGCAAGCAGCCTCCGTGACTGCGAGTGGATGCGCTTCCGATAGGGATGCCATTGCAAAGCAATCTGCGGCCTTCAGGAACGTCGCTGGAGAGTCTTGGGCCGTAATGACGTTCAGTCGATTCGGTAGCTTCCTGTGCCATCCTGCAAGCTCCTGGTCGTCATAGAACTTGCGGGGCCCCACAAGGAACAAGCGATACCGAGTATCAAGCCCTCGGACTGCATCAACGAGGCATCCGATGTTCTTGTCTGGCATGATCCTGCCGAAGTAAAGAACCATCTTCTCGTCGTGGTAAATGCCAAGCTGCTCCCTGGCTTTTTCCCTTGACAGTTCCGTGTCCACCCGCTCCAGGTCTGCACCGTTTGGGATCAGCGTTACCCGCTCCCATTCCTGCGGCGAGAACTGCAACCGGCAGGCGTCAGATACGGCAGCGATCCTGTCGGCGGTTTCCAGGGATGCCTTGGCGAGAAGGCGAATGTAGGGTGTGTTGGCTGCCGCGTGGTGAACGTCGATTAGCTTGGCATGAACTCCTGCGGCCCTGCACTCGCGCCAAATTTCCTTCAATTCCGCAATGCCCCATGACAGGACGACATCGACATCTTTGAACGCCTCTGCCGCGTGCGACCGTCCATCAAAGAACTGTACCTCGCTCTGGAGTCCGTATCGCATAACGGGATTCCATTCGCCGCGATCACGAACAACGACAGTCGTGAGCTTCACGTCTGGTGGAAAATTCTTCGCAAGCGATAGCATCCATCGCTCGGCTCCGCCCATCCAAAAGCCAGGGGTGAGAAACCCAACACGAATCACGCCCGTCATGGGCATCCCGCTTTCGAGAGGCGGATCGGTCCAAGGCTGCTCATGGACAATGCAGTGTGCGCAGTTCCACCCATCCCATGCAGCTTTCCGTGCTGTATGAAAATCCGGCTTGTGCCTAACTGCGAGATGCGTCTCATTGTCTGGATGGCGACAAATTGTCACTGCCTGATCGCCGGAACAGCGACACGCAAGCAGCGTTCCAACCTTGCGACCAAGAAACTGGCATCGCTCTGGCTCGATCTGAACTTGCGAGTTTGATTTACAATTGCGACGTATTGTTTTTGCAGCGCGATGCGGAACCTGCATGGTGTCCCCGCAGGTTGAACATCTGATCGTCGAAACGCCCCCGTAGTCGGAAATAACCGAAAAGTGGCATTGCTCTACGGCAGGAATGTGAGTGTGATTGTTGCTGGAAATCGGACTCCCCAAACCTTTCCATCGGGTGTGCAAACGCTGGTTATCTCTCGAAACTCGTCGCCAATGCGTGCCAGTGTGAATGTGTCACCGCTGCAAAGGTCTTTATCTGTCGAGTAGTTCACTACCACACCACCAGAGCAAAAGCCTGGGGGTGTCACTGAGACAGCACCCTGCACCTCAAAAGACACATGCAGTGTTCCAGGGCCTCCCAGAAGCGATCCTGAAATGTTGTAGTTCTGGAAGACATACGGAACCGCTTCCAAGAACTTACACTGCGCAGAACCGGAAAATGTCGAGCATGCAACACCAGACGCCAGTTCCGCTAGAAACGCAATAGGCGAGTCAGTCTCGCAGAACCCACCAGTACATTCACCGCTCGTCGGGCACGCTGTTACGCCATTCTCGAAGTGGATCGCAGTGTCAAGCTCGACCAATACCCACTGGTATGTTGCTGGCGTCCCTTCACTGCAAATATAGCATGGCGTGCCGTAGTCGTCGCATGGAGGGCAGTTGCGCTTGAGGATCGACACGGCGTCTGTTCTGGCCACTTGGATATTGCTGAGTGTCAGAACATCTGAACTAGCAGTGAATACGACAACACCCGCCGATGGCTCAGGCGGCGGAATGCAGGCGTACTCTTGAAGTGACGTGCCTACGGTAATCTTCACGGAGTCAGTCGTGTAGCAGATTGACAGCGAAGACGATGCCAGTGGTGCATAGATAGTTGAGGCACCGGAGCCATTGACCGTCACAGCGACAGCCTGCTCTCCAGATAGCGACTTAGAGAAGCTAAGCGTCGTCGTCCCGTCCGACACAGAGAACGACGGTGAAGTTGCTGACCAGTCGATGTTGTAGTCAAGTGACAGCGAGTAAATCTCTGGAACCTGCGCAAGCCAAGTAACGGTCGTGCTAGTGAGTTCAAGATCGCCAGATGCGTTTCTGGTGAACGTCCCGCCGCTGGAAGTGTACGCCCACGTCCCAAGTTCATGCACGCCAGTTGGGTCGTAGGCGTAGGTACATTGCCCGCAGTATGGACACGAGCCGCTGTCTGGGCCGGTGATCGACCACACTAGGTCATCCCAGCGGGCATAGCCCTCAATAGCCTCAATCTGCGGGATCATGTCGCAAGCGTTGATTGCCATTGCGGTGAGAGTGTAGATAGCGCCGGTAGGTGTCTCGATTGATGTGGTCAGCTTGCGATAACTCTTCCACATTTCCACGCCAAAGTAAAACTCCACCGACTCCCAGCAGAGCGTGACTTGCAGTTGAGGCTCACCAGACGACCATGTGGAACCAGCAGCATAGTAGGTATCCATGTCGCCAATGGTGAGTTCATCGGTCAGCCATGTGTCCACGCCAGCAACGCGATTGCCAAGTCGAATGGATGCCGTGAACGCTGCGTAGTACGCAAGCTCAACAAATACGCCATCGTCAATTGCCCCAGGAATTGCATTGCGCTGCCCAAGGTAAAGTCGATGCTGATTGGGATAGTGCGTGTTAATCGGCGTCCACTTGACGGTCACGCTGCTGGAGCGAGGAAATGGAGTTGGTGTCCCAAGAAAATCAATGGTGATCGTGTGTGATGGCGGATTGGAGCCACATGCCGTTTCGCGAGTGAGTGTTGCTGGATAGTTGGTGTTTTGCAGCGCACCTTCGCCAGATGCAGTGGCGACAATATCCCAGTCCCCAACGTCCTCGTTCCATCCATTGCCAACCGTATCGCCTGCCGTGCGATTGAAGTCATCGTTACAGACAACGCAGCCTTTGCAGCATGCTCCGCACTTGAATAGCATCTTAGCACTCCGCTGCGTAAACGTGCCACGAACCGCCCAGCCATTCAATGAACACCGCTTTACCGCTTTCAATGTCGGTAAAGATGTTGTTCACGCTTGGCACGTCGATGCTGCTATCTATCCCGCTCCCGTCGTACATGCGAATCGTTGCCGTCGCACCTTTGATCCAAGAGGCGGTCGTCTTGCCACGAACGCGGTCAACGGGGCGTTGATACGCGCGGACTAGCGACGAACCGCCTAGTGTGGTTGTCTGCCCAACAATAGTGAATCCGTAGCGGTACTTGGCCAGCGTCCATTGCCCCTGCTTTGGACCCCAGCACTCGCCAATGAGTGGCGTTCCGCTTCCTGTGTCGTAGGCAACGTAGTCTGCGGTTAGCAGCCACTTTGCCAGCCCCTTGCCTCCATCCGCCACGTCAGGCGTGAAGTTGACAAGCAGGTATCGCTCCAGGGTTGTTGTAGGTTTTCCGATGACATAGCGACCACCCTTCGAGCCTGCAATCGCTCCGATGCTGGTGATGCTCATTACCGCACCAAGCGGGCAGGTTTCGCCGGATGAGTTCGTAAACGGTACAAACTCCTTGGCGTAGTCAAACCGCACTTTGGCCCTACCATTGGTGCTGTCGATGTCACCGAACACGACCACGCCAATATCGCTGCTGGTCAGCGTGAAGGAGTCCTTTTTGGTCCCTACGATGTCGCCAACGGCTGGCGCGTTTGTGCTTGTCTCTGTCAGCCCATAGCAGGAGCCATCGGTGATGCAGTTCCCCCAGTCACCAGCAGCCACCTGCGTAGGGCCATTGATAGCAAACCGTGGCAGGAAATCCTGTGTAGGGCGTTTGCATTTTAGGTAGGTAACCGTGTCGGTATCCTGCTTGTCGGCATTCTCAATTTCGATTGCGCCGAAGGGCGGGATGGTCGTGCTTCCCGTGTTCTTGAACGTCTCCCAGCGGATACGGTGAAACGGGGCAAGGTATTCCTCGTTGTTGCTCACGACACACCTCGCGTTGCATCCACCCAGGTCAGGCGTTCACGGGCCGCTTGATGAGGCGTGAACAGGTCCATTTCGTAAATACGGCTTACGTCGCTGTAGCAGATTCGACCGCCACCCGTACTGAACCGCACTTGTGCAACCATCCCTGTTGGATCGGCTGACGTGATCCCTTCGTACCGCATGTGCTTGAAGGTTCTGTCGGCATACTTCAGGGCGTGATTCGTCAGGTAGGCATCGGCTTCGGTGTTCAGCGCTGTCAGGTTGCTGCTCGATGAAGGGCTGTTTAGTTTGGCGTAGACCATTTCTGGTCGAAGCAGAATCTGCGTACCACTCCCCCCAAGGCTTGATCCTGTCTTGCTGTAGACATCAAACCCACCTGCTGCCAAAACAACGGGGTGCTGAACAATTAGGCCAAGGTCCGCTTTTGCAATGTCACTCGAACTGATCTTCACGACCGGCGTTCTTGTCCGAATCAGGCCGTTTTCTTTGTCCACTGTGAAGGCGGCAACATAGCGGGAATTGGTCGGCGTGTTGGTGTTCAGTTCCGAACGAGGCCACCAAACACCCTCGATATAAGCAGGCTGGCTTACCGTCGATGATCCGGCAGAAATGAAATCCTGGATTGGCAAATACTGGCTAATGCTTGTCGGCACTTCGGATGCGCCAGTAACCGTCAAACCGCCCGCCCACTGCTCCTTAATTCGCCACAGCTTGAAAACGTCTTCAAAGGCTAGTGCCCTGGCAGATAGCGTCACGTCAGCAAAGTGCGTGTACCAACTCTTCTCCCATCCGCTTGCCGGCTTGTAAGACAGGTCGTCAATCAGTTTGATCGTGCCGTCCGTGTCGCGCCCAACCGCTTCCAGGCGAATCTTGTCCTGGAACATGATTGGCGCACCAATCACTTTAATCCTGTCAGGGTATGCGGACTTGACTGCCGTGTAGGAGGAAACTAGCTCGCCACCAGAAGGAAGGTCAGCGCCGCTACCATAAGGGACAACAGCAAAAGCATCACCGACTGGAACCACCTCATGCGCCGTGATCCGACACAACTCCTGCAATAGAAGGTCGGCACGCCCAGAATAATTGAAGCGCGGGTACATACCCGTTGCCATTGCCGATACGGTAATCGTCTCCCCAAGTGCCGTAGCACAAAGGGTGGCAATCTGTGCGGGTGTCTTTTGCGTAGCCGAGAGTATCGCTCCATTGGCTGTCCTTTGATTGCAATTGAGGTTGATGTAGCTGTTCTTCCACTTCCAGCGCCGGTCCCAGATAACGACTCGCTGCTTGGGTGGCAACTGCGTCCCTTCCGGCACTTCGAGGTGCGCAAGGTCTACTGCGCATCCGGTCCAGCTTCGCGTTGTACCGTCGAACGAAAAGCTGAGTGTGCCAACGGATTGGTTGATGTCACCAGCAGCCACGTCCAAAATGCAAGCGTCAGGAGCCACGCCACGCGAGCGCGTAAAGGTTGCGCCCCGAATGTCATCGGCTGAAATCGTCCCAAACGATACGGTCCCTTGGGGTGTTGTCATACAGCGTCTGGCACGTTCGCAGAAAGGTCAGAGGCAGTGGAGTAAAAGTATGTCCAGCGGCAGGGATAGAAGATCGAAGATCGACCGCGATACTGAGGCGTTCCCCAGAAGATTCGCCGCTGGTCCGCATGTTCAATCGCTGCGATGGGAGCGAACCGCAAAGCAGCAGGCGTCACATAGCCATTCACGCCAATCGCATAGCCGTTTTGAATGATTCGCTGGATGGTGTGCTGGTTAGTCTGCTGAAGACGCGGAACTCCGGTTGCATACTGCGACGCACGGTAAGCGGCTCCTGCGTTGCCAATGAATTGCAGCGAATCCGAATACTGATAGATTCCGCTTTCAGTATCCAGCACTTCCTGAGAAAGCGTGATCGAGAAGTTGCGGCAGTTGGCAAGTTCTTCAGGACCACCCTTTGGCCATGATCGCTGAATGACTTGCACCGGCGTTATGGCATTGGGATTGGTGGCGTCCAGAATGTGCGGGGTGGCAAGACCCGTGTTGTCGTACAGAACTGCCGACAGGTCGTTGGTGCTGTAGGCCGAGATTAGCTCGTTGATTCGCGTAATGACCGCCGCTTGCCCGCTGGCAATAATTTCACCCGCAATGTGCATGATGTAGGTGATGCTGTACCTCTTCCCTCGCGCCGTATAGTTGGGCCGGATGTCAAAGCGCGACAGGTTCACCTCGCCTTGCGGGTGCGCGTAGGAGCCATATTTGAAATAGCTAGTAGCCATTAGTAACGGCACCTCATAAGCTGTTCTGTCAAAAGCTGAATCTGGTGCTGGTGGTTGGTCAAAAGTTCCGTCTCGACTCCCAGGTGGTCAACAATCGCATCACGAAACTGGTTGTTCGCTTCGTGGTACTCATTCCACCTTTGCGTCGAGTTATCGCCATCGGCGGTCTGGCCAGGGAAGGTATTGACCTCAAAGTCCTGGTCGTCCATGCCAGCCCGGTTGGGGTTTTGCACAACGATGTCATCTTGCGGGTCGGTATCGGCCTGCATCTTGTTCATCGTGCGGCGATGCTTGCGTGCCACCTGTCCCTTGTCAGGCTGGCGATGCGGTTGCTCCTTGGGTTCGATGCGCCTTGCCAGTGGCATGTCGCTGGGAATGGCCGCCTCCACCGCATCTAACTCTTCGGGTGATTCTTCCTGCTGAAGTTCTGGAACATCGACCGGAACTAGCGCGGCTAAGTCTTCCTCTTCGGTGGCACTCTGCAAATCGTCCATCGCCAGCGCACGATCATTGGCCAGTTCTCCATCGTCTGGCAGTCCGCTATCAGGGCCGGATATTGGCAGGTCCATTGCGGCTTCCATTTCGCTTGCCTGCGGGGGAAGGGGGGGGCCAAGCGGATCGCTACCAAATTCCGGCTGCGAGGTGATTTCATTGTCTTCGTCCACGGTAAAATCCTTACGGCGTGTTCTTGTTGACGACGATCAGTTCCTTGGTTGTGCCGGATGACCGCGCAATTAGTGGCATCGGCATCTGAATCTCTGTCTTGCCACGCACGTTGGGAGTTGGTGCTTTGGCTTGCAACTTGGCGAACTGAAACTCCGTGTTCAGCGTTGACGACATGCTCAGCTTGAGCTTGCCTGCTACACCGGCAATCAGTTGGGCACGGATGGGGCTGTTGGTGCTGGTAAACACACTTCCTACCTGCAAAGCCACTCGTCGATTTTGCGGACAAAGCGAAGTGGCCAAAAGGTTGTTCACCCATCGCCGCTGGATGGCGTTGTTGATAAGTAGCTGAAACGATGTCATTTCTACCGCCAGGTCTCCACCGGAAAGCGATAGCGTTAGCGTTGCATCTTCGAACACATAGGGGTTGAAGTCGGCGGTTACACCGATGGTGGCGGTGGGGTAGGTGTAGTTAGACGCCAGTTCGGTTTCGCTCTTGGCGACAATGTCGAGAACCAACTGAACATAACTGGGTGCATTGCCTTGGGCGGATTGCCCGATCAGCATGGCGCGGTTGACGTAGACTTCGTTGTACCGAAAGCCTGCATTCACCTTGTCGAAGATCATGTCGAAGTCGATCAGACCTTCACCCAGGTTGAACGTCGTCAGTCCCGAACCGGCAATGCCAGCCGCACCCAGGATGCGGGGAAGCCACGCCTGCATTTCGCTCGGGCTGGTCGTCATCACTAAAGGCCCGTCAATCGGGCTGGCGCTCTGCCGTGTCCGCTCGCTGGCTTCACTGCGAGTACCGCGAATCCCGTTGGTGGCTGCTACTACCGCACGATTCTGAATGTCCTCTGAAAGGAACTCGTAGCTCTCGGCATAGGTGGTGAATCCACGCGGAGAGGAACCGTTGCCATCGACGTAGAGCCGAGCCTTAGCACCTTGGGCGCATTCGTTACTCATTGAAACAACTCCTAAATTCTGCCTTCACGCATCCAGCAGGTAATTAACAAAGTGCTAACTTCCATTCGTCTGCCATTGATGATCTGAAACAACTTGCCATCACGCACAAGGCAGTTGACTCGGTTGCATCCCGTAGCGGTCACATTTAAGCGGCTGTTGCTGAAACGCCGCCTAATCGCTTCCTTCCAGGTCGGTACTACGTCCCAGTTCTCCGTCATGCTCACGTCGCTGCCGGTGGAAAAAATCAGGTGAACAGGATAGCCACGGTCGTCTCGCTCGTTGGTTCCCGCCGCTTCTAATACGTCACCGCCTACCAAGGTCAGGCCGCGATAAAACAGGCCATCCTTTTGCAGTGGTTCACGTCGAATAAACATTTCGTCTTTGCGGAAGCCAGGAAGCAGCCCGGAATCTGCCATCGCTGCAATTTCCGTCTTGACCGCATCCATGTAGCTTTTGTAGATGGATGTCATGGAGTAATCGGTGCCTCCGTGCGATAGACAAGGAAGGATGCCATCGGCACGTTTCCGTTTACTGGGCTGCGGTGGTCGGCTTCCATTGCGGCGCGACAGGCTGACATTGCCAAGGCTTCTTTCTCAGCTACGTCCTTGCGATTCCCAATCTTGGCAAACTGTGCCACGCACAACGCTTGAAACGCTCCCATCATCGAGCCATATTCCATGTCGAGCGGATCGCTAACCGTCGCAGCCACCGCAGTCAGTTCGATGTCCACGGGCTGGTCGATGGTCACAACGGTTGCACTGGTCCGCGACGTAATGACTCGCTGGGCATAAAACGGGTTCGCATCTACCATGCTGGTTGGCGCTGTAGCACTGGAAGAGAAACGAATAATGCTTCCTTCACACCCAACCGGAAACACGCTCGTCGTCGCTGTTGCCGTGGTGGTTCCGACAGGCACGCTACACGCTGGCACGCTGATACTGGCGATTCTCAGTTCGCGCGGTGATCGTTCGTAACCAATCTCGTACAGTCGAGACGTGGAAGGTGGTGGAACCAGTGTGATCCCGATGCTTCCCAAAAACTCTTGGTCACCACGCACGAACGCATAGATCGGGTCACCGCTGGTGGTGATGCTATCGTAGGCAGCATTGACCGCATTCTGAATTGGAATGCGACGATGCAACTGCGTATCTAGCAAAAACTCAGACCGCTTAAAGTTGACAGGAAGTGAGTAAGTCTCCTGAAATAACTCGTAAGTAGTTGCTACGGAAATATCGCTAGCTGGGCAGGAGTCGAGCTTCAGCGTAATCGAGGTGTCGCTATTGCGCGTCTCGACGGTATAAGGAAGCGTTGCAATCCTCAGTCGCCCACGGGCCGCCCATGAAGGGAACGTGCCACCAGACAGCGTTACCACCCGCGTCGTTGCGTTGTAGGTGATCGTGCCGGTCGTGTATGGGGCGTTCGCCGTGAAGTTGTAGCGAGCTTTGTAGATCGACCAAACAGACGTGATGTTGTACAGTCGGCGCATGGCTTCCATGACGGCCCGCTTGGCATTGCGGACATTCATCAGCGCCGTAGGCTCCAGCCCCTCGCTATCGAGAATGAAGTCCACGGCATCCTGGTAGGTCCAAATGATGGTCTGGCTCATGGTCTAACCCTTGACTTTCTGCTGGACACCGGTAAAGTTAGACGAGCCCCGTTTACTACCACCAGAAAGGGTAATAGTATGCCGAAGTATTTCGTTTACAGCCGAGTCTCTACAGCCAAGCAGGACGACAGCCTCCTGAAGCAGAAGGAGGTCACCGACAGATGGATCGCAAGCAACCTGAAAACCCGGCTGGCCGACTACGTTTATGGCGGTGATTTCTCGGATGAAGCGGTCAGTGGCAGCACGCCAATCCTGCACAGGCCCGCTGGATACCGCATGTTTGCCGAGTGCAAAAAGGGGGACATGATTATCACGGCCGACTTCACGCGGGCCTTTCGTTCCGCTGCTGACTGCGCGAATACCATTCAAATCCTGGACGCCAAGGGGATTCTGCTGGTGATCCTGGACCCCACAATTGACCTCGGGACCGATACGGGGCGATTGATCGCGCAAATGCTGGCTTCCGTCGCCGAGTTTGAACGCAAGACAATTGTGAAGCGAACCGTGGAGGCGGTCGAATCGCAGCAGGCGCGAGGAATTTTCGCGATTCCTCCGCGCGGGTGGATGCGCGGGGGACATTGGGGACGGGCTCGCAGGCAACCGGGAGACCCGCCACCCGAGGATCATCCTGTTGTGCCGGACATTGAAATGCGTGAGAACGTCGCCATGATGGCAAAGCTGCACGAGAAGTCCAAACTCGGATGGGGACGCTTCGTCGCATCGCTTCGCCCTGACCTTCGCAAAAGGCCTGACGGCAAGTTGTGGACGGGCCACTCTCTGCAAATCTGGGTCTTCGCCATGCGCAGCGGATGGCCATTGCGCGCACACCGCAAAGAAAGCATGCGCGAATACAAGAACAAGCGAAAAGCCAAGCAGGCTAGCGCGGTTTTGGGGCATGGCGTTCAATGACCTGTTCCTTGACTTCGTGAATCTTCTTGGGGTTCTTGCGGACTTTTTCAGCCAGTGCGGGATCGCTCGCCAGCTTCTTCTGTGTCAGTTCGTTGACCAAGTCAGGAGCCAGTCGAACTTTCTTCACTGGCTCGCCATCATCACGACGGCCGCGAATCTTGATCGCGCCGTCCATGTCGATGTTCTTCTTTTTGCAGACAGTCCGAACGTCGCTGAGGTCGCTGACCCAGGCGTCCGGGTCGATGTAGCTTCCGAGCGCACCTTCGTAAAACTTGCCGTTAGTGTTGATTCCGTGCTTCTGCGCAAGTTCCGTGATCCCGTTCGTGAGCTTATCTCCCCAGCTCTCCATGTCGGCCCGTGCTGCTTGCTGGTAGGCCTTGTCTGAGTAACGTGTTCCGGGAGGCTGCTGCAGCGCACACATTGCCGCCCACTCCACGTCCTGGTCGTTACGCATACACTCGTTGTAAATCTCGATTGCCTTTGGCCCGCGGCACATTACCTGCTCGCGAATGGAGGCTTCGATGTCATCCCACGAACGCGCCCTCGGGGATCGGCTGCTGATCGCCTTCTGGCTGGGATGGAGCAGTTTGCATTTGCTCATTGGGTTGTCCTTCTACTGGTGGTGGTGGTGATTGTGGTAGTTGGGGTGGCAATGCTTGAATCTGGAACGGTGCGGGGTCGATGTCATTCGCCTTCGCCCACTCCGTAAGGAACGCATTCAGAGGGGCTGGGTTTCCAAGCTGAAACACCGACTGAAATACCGGCAGGGCGTACTGGCCAAACTCTTGCAGGGCCTGCGCCTTCTGCTGCTTGTTCTGTTTGCGGGCTGATCCTGCAACAACGCGGAAGTGGTAATCTCGGACCACAGATTCCACGTCGTCCATCAAGACCTGGCTGTCCCATACTTGGGCCCCAAGAGGCCCCAGGATTGGTTCAACGTCCTTGCCGTCTAGCAGCCATCGCGCAGCCTCAATGAACTTCATGCCGACCATCGACAAGGCGTCTTCCACCTTGTTGGCCATGTCGTCAGGCCGAACGCTGACGTTCTGGTCCTTCACGTTGGCTTCGGCGGCAGATCGCATCTGGCGAGACGACAGGCCGTAAACCAGTTCTGTTAGGCCGGTTCGCTTGTCGATCTGCTCCATCACCTGCGAAATCATCTGCCAGATAGAGGCAGGGAGGTCAGGTGACTGAATGAACTTCAGGGCTTGTTCGAGGTTGCCGTTTACTTCTCCAACTTCAAGCTGAACAAACGGCATTCCGCCGCCGCCTTCTTCCAGTTGCTTCTTAATCTCCAGGGCAACCGACTTCATCTTGGCAACGTAGGTGGTGCAGCTTTGGGCGGTCTTGTCGGCAAGGAACGACATGCACCAATTGATAAACCGCAGTTCGCCCATGACAGGCTTGAACATCGACAGCGGCCAAACGCTATTCATCTTCTCGTAGAAGTAGATAGGCACGACTGGCCAGCCGCCGCCGCAATGTTCGTCGGCGTAGAATGGAACCTTCCACTCGATGGAGGTTCGCAAGGCTTCCTGATCGTCTAGCGCCCACGATGGAGCGTTCAGCGGGAACGGCACACCTTTGCACACAACGATACGGCAAAAGTCACCTGCCCACTCCATGTTCATCTGATCGCCGTCGATGATGTTCGTTCGCTCAGCAGCCGACTTCAGGCGGTCACCAAACCCGTTCTTGGAGTAGATGTCCCAGTATTCGACTAGATCAAAACTTCCGCTTGCCGCTGGATTGCTTGAACTGTGCGGTTGCTGCGTTGTATTCGGTGGCTGCACCGTCCCTTGTAGGTTTCCGCTCTGGTACGATCCCTTGATGGACCCTGCTGGAAGATTGAACTTACGCTCGACGACATTACGTGGCTCGACATAGCGACGCGCGATCCATTGGACGTTGGAACGCTGCGTAGCGTCTGGGTCCTGCTGGAGGTCGTCTACCGAAAAATACTCTGCCCGAGGGTAGCGGATGCTACCGCTAATCGGTTCGTACATATCCACCCACAAGCAGCCCATTCCCTTTACCATCGCCTCTGTCAAGGCTTGGCGAACTTGCTCCTTCAGTCCGGTCTCTTGGATGAGCCAGTTGATAAAGAAAGCGAAGTATTCCGCCTGAGTCTTGCGAGACGATTCCTTGGCCTGCTGTTGCAACATCAGTTGCTGGAACATCAGCGGGTCGAGGGTTGGCGTTGCTTCCGCAACAGGAATGGGGAGCGGAACGTGATTGACAGCAAAGTCCGGGTTCTGAAAGTAGAGCGCCGGACCAAACAGCGCTACCGACTCAAAGGGCTTGTTGCAGGTCATCCGAAAGCGAGGAAGCCCTGTCCCTTGCTCCAGAAAACCACCCTTGTTGGCGTTAGCAACCTCTTGCTGCCACATCCAGTTCAGGGGCCCGTCAAAGAAGTTTGCGGCTTCCGTGGCGTAGCGTCCAAACTGCTCCTGCTTGCGTGCCTTGGCAACTTCCAGCTTTCCAAGCCAGTCCATGCAAACACGCTTCAGCGGATGCGGCATTGAAGCCACTTCCTGTGCAACCTGCTGCTCGGCAATTTTTTGTTCTGGCGTGGAAGGCATGGTTATTGCTTATTCTTGGCTTCGATCTTGCGGATACGTTCGGTTAGCTCAGCGACGATCTTTGCAAGCCCCTCTAATTCGACGCGGCTTGGCGGGCTATCCGGGCAGAAGTCCCAGGAGCCGTTGCGCTTCTTTTGGTCGGGAAACTTCTTGAAGCGAGGGTCGCTAATGTGGTAGATGTTCTGCCCACTCGCCGTTCCACGCAGCGTCGTGAGGTTGATGCTTTTGGCATTCACGCTGTCCACGATTGCCACAAGGGGATCAATGCCATTCACCTTTTCGCCATACTCGTAGTACAGGACAACCTGCCCCACGACAGGACGTGGCATTACCCAAACTTCTGGTTCTTGCTGAAGGGTTTCAGTCGTCATTAGTCGCATCCTATGGGGCCAAGGCTTATAACTCCGCTGGACAGGCCCCCAGGCCCGCGAAGTCGGTTGGAGAATCGCTTCTTGTTTGCCAGGAAGCGCTGGTACACACTTTCGGACCCAGCACCGACAGGAGGCTTGTGCCACCTCATGCCGCGTGCAATGGCGTACTCCACGGTTTCAACGGCGTGCGTGTTTCCTCTTCGGCGTTCGCCATCCTCTTGAACGATCCCTTGCGTGATCTTCTTCTTGAACCGCTGGAACTCTCGCACCGTGTTGGGCACGTTCTTAATCACGAACAGCAGTCGAGGATTGCCGTCGTTGTCTGGTTCAAGGTAGGCACGCAGCAAAGACTCGCGGCCGGCAATGTCATCGCTTCCAGCGCGGAAATCACTGCCAGTGGCAATGCTTGCTAGGCCAAGTTCACGGAATGCGTTCTTGTACTGAACGTAAGGGCTGATACCGCTGCCAATCGACGTCAGCCTCGCACCGTGCATGTCGATGATGAATTCCTGAATCGGTGTGAACTGAATCTTTTCATGCACCTTCTTGGCAAGCATTTGTGCATCGCACTGACGCAGGTAAAGCTCGTCGTAGCAAACAACCTGATCGCCAACGGTTGGTGGCGGGACGGCAAAGAACGTGACTGCGCAGGTGCTATGCCCAGGGTCAATCGCTAGGTAGCGGCACCAATCCGCAGGTGGTACGCCGTTGTTTTCTGTGATGATCTTCTGGACTGGCGTTGCGAGTGGCCCCGTTTTAATCGCGTCGTGCTGGTGGATCGAGAACTTGGGGTACATTAGGTGGCTATCGGTAACCAGTTCACCCAGGGCACGCTGACGATAAACGTCTTCGCCCATCGCCTTCCAGCTCTTGATCGCATCGTTACGGGCCTCTTCCGTCATAAACGGGTTGTCGAACACCGTTGCCCGGATTGCCACCGCTTCAGGATTTTCGTTGGCCGCCTCTTCATTCGCACGCTCAACAAGGTTCACTAGGGCGTCATTCTTGCTAAGCGGCAAAGCACTCCACCGCAGCTTGCCATTTCGCATCAGCAAGCGGCCCATCATTTCATTGAACCACTCAGGGCGCTGCAAGTCTTCGTCAAACAGAACGATGTCGGCTTGAATGCCCGCCATCGGTTCGCCACGACTGGAACGAGCGTACAGAATCCACCCGTTGGTGAACTTCACCTCCGAGAAGATGTTCTCTCGCTTGCTCTCCCAGGCGATGTCTTTGATATACCGCTTGGGGATTAGTGGTGGTGCATCCTTGGTTTCCTTGATACGGGCCTTGTCTTCAGGTAGCCAAGGCTTCCACGCACGCCAATCGCCTGTCACCTTGTCGCGAATCAGCTTGAAAGCGCCGCGACGGAACAGGTACTTGTGAATCACAACGCCAATGTGCGACTCATCCCAGCCAACGACAATCCCGATCCCATTTTCCTTGGGGTATTTGTTGTGCGGGTCTTGTCCGGTCACGGCCCGAGAAAGCTCAACAAACGCCGCAAGGCTGTTGTGGGTAACGATGAAGTCTTTGGTGATGAACGTGTTGTCATAGCTGTCTACGGTGATGCAGACGCAATCGTGTTCACCAATCGGTTCGATCTTGTAAAGCACTCGCCCGTCGGTGGTGGAAGTCGGGCGGATCGTATGCTGGAGCTGGCGAGGAAGGCGGAAGCACTGAATGTTCGGCAGTCGAATGCGAATTCGCGCAGAAGGCTGACCGTCCTTCGTTTCTCCATTGTGCGTGTACCGCGTCGTGCGCCACGAGGTCTTGACCTTGCCACCAAGCGAACGAGCAAGGAATTCAACGTCCTTGGCAAGCTGGGGCGAGATAGTGCAGTATTCCATGCAACCGCCCGTACTTACATCATTCTTGCGCCCAATCGTTCCGTCAGTGTCCATCAGCCCTTGAAGCAAGGCGATTCGCTGCGATACAGAACCGTACAGGTACTGCTCTGGGATGAACTTGTAGTAGGCTGTTTTGCCATGCAGTCCAATCGCTTTCAGTGCGGCAGCAACGACGTTCTTTCCTTGGGAGCAGCTACTAGCAGAAATTGAAACGCAAAGTCGTGTTCCAGTTCGCTTTACAATGCACCCAGAGCCAAGCTCACGCTGAACCTCGTTCACAATGAAGTCATCAGGGCTGGTGAAACGAACGCCGCCCGATGTTAGCGACCCGTCTCCAATCAAAACGCCAAGCACGTAAGGTGAAAGCGGTAGCGTCTTCTCTTCGAATTGAACTGGATCAGGGCAAGGAATAACAGCCCGCTTTGTTGGTGATGGCTTCAGACCGCCTCGGGCAATGATTTCCTTGGTTGAGTAAACACCCCAGCCACCGTCACGGAATCGCTCACGCTTAGTAAGTTTGCACTTCCACAGGTGGTCTTCGCAAGCGTCTACAAACGCCCCGTCATCAAACGTCATGCGATAACATGGCTTCATTCCTTGAGGGAATACGCCAAGCACTTTGCAAGGCTTGCCGTCGCTGCCATAGACGGTATCGCCAACCTTTAGTGTGCCAATTGCAGCCCATCCGGTAGTTGTCAATACTTTTTCAGATATTTTCAAAGCTTTCCCAACCTGATTGCCCGCCTGAAAAATGCACTGCTTGGCGGTGCAGGAGTGGAATCGGTTTTGAATCTCTGTTGGCTCGTAAAGACGCAATGCCTCCATCCGGCGCGAGGCATATTCGTTTGCCAGTTCACGCGCACGCTGCGCATCAGATGGAGACAAAACGTCGTTTTCTTCAGCAGGGAGCGGCATTACTCGTCTCCCTGGAAATCGGACGTGCTGTCTTCCTCGTCAAGATCGTTGGCCAGTTGCGAAGACTCTGATTGATTAGAAACCAGCGTGAGCATTGCGCGCTGCAGGTCTTCGTCGGACATCAGTTCTGGAGGGTTCTTCGTAGCCCCAAGGTCAGACGCCTTGCTAATGCACTGCTTGACCATGTCCAAATACTTGAGGCGTGCTTGGCTCCCAGGCTCGGCAGCATCGTATTCCGCCGCGACGTTACGCGCGAAACCTTCGACGCCACCAAATACGTCGAGTAGTGCCTGTCCGAGGTGGGCAATATGCGGAACCGTCATCGTGTCCGCAGACGAAACAATCTGCCCGATCAACTTCCGAGTGACGGTGTTTGCGCGGATGGCGAGTGCAGCATTCTCACGGCTCTGCGCCAGATCGCGTCTTCGGCGGCAGTTCTTGCACATGGAGTGGAAGCCATCGGGGGCTTTGGCATCCTTGTGGAAGTGCGTCTCGATGTTTTCCAGCGGATACTTCACGGCGCAGCGAGTGCAGGTGCGAAACGGAATGCGAGACTCCGCCTTTGCTTCCGCAACGACCTCGGGTGCAATCGTGATGATTCGTGGAATTTCCATGTGACCTACAAAAAAGGCGACGGGTTCTATGAAGCCAAAGGCCGTCTAGTCCCCGCCGCCCAACCCCCCCAACCACACGCTTGTTAAAGCACAAAGGTTTCCCTTGGTGCTTACATGGCCCAGCGACAGTCGATGTAGACAAGGATGTCTTGCGACGTGTCAGTTGCAGCCGTCTTGGCTTCTAAGGCCCGCATCGTGATCGCTTGCTGCGCTGTGAGGGTCGCAGCATAGGATGCAGGAGCGGCAGGGTTAGCGACGGTTCCACCAGTCGTGGAGAGTAGGTGGTTGCCAACCGCGATGTTGCCGTTGAAAGCGCCAGTCGTTCCAGGCGTCTTGCCAGTTACGATTCCACGAACAACGCCGTAGAAGATGCCGTTTGCAGGAACGCCCGCCGACGAAAGGTAGGGGTCAACCATGACCTCCAAGCCCTTCGACGCACCTTCGGAGTCAGTGACCACCCCCGCGTTCTTAAAGATTTCGCGGGTGGTCTTGCTAACGTCCAGCTTGGCAATCGTCTTTCCGTACAACACGCCACCGCTGGTGTTGCGAAGCAGCACGCAGGTTAGCGCCTTGTTGTCTGGACGATCACGCATGCCGATACGCGACAACGACGCTGGCGATGGCAACTTCACGACAACCTGCCCCAGCCACTCGTCGTTGACCAGATCGCCCTTGTCGTTCGTGCCAGTAAGGTACTTACCAAGTTCCAGGTAGGCACCGTCAAAAGTATCACTCATATCAAAGCTCCATTATGGAAGTGTGCAGTGCAAGACGGACCAAAACCGGACTAGGCGAGCGGTGCCCACTGAACGAAGTTGCGAACGCGCTTAAACTTCAGGTTCGACAGCGTGTCGAGGTTGAAGTTGTACTGGCTGTTCTTCGTGTCAACTTCAGGAGCGTAGGCGTTGAACAGTTGTGGATACAGCGAACGGAGTTCGATGCTGTTGATCGAATAGCCGTACCCGTAGCCAGTCGGGGCACCGTACTCCAAGGAAACGTCCTTGTTGTCGAAGTTGATGACGTCGGTGAAGCCGAGCTTCAAAAGGCTCGTTGGACCGCTGTTTGGAACAAGACGCTGCTTGCCTTCCAGGTAGTTGGCAAAGTCGTAGTACAGGTCCGAAGCCAACGCGATGTTGGTCAGATGGTCGTCCTTGCTGCCGTTGCGCATCGAGTTCAAGATGCCGAACCGAAGTGCCTTCGCGCAGTTGGCTGCCCAGGTCGTGCCACCGAAGTAGGACGACGTGTAATTGACAACCAGTGGCGACCAGAAATCGTAATCTGGCGAGCAATGCCCAAGAGGCCAAACCTTACCTGCCTCTTGGTCACCACCAGTGGAGCCAAGCACGCACGAAATACCGGCATACGTTGCGTAAGGATTGCCGACAGGGTCGAGAGCATTGGCCGTTCGAGCCACACCAGTCGAGACGTTCAGCGTCTGACCGTTGACGTTGAACATGGTATCCATGCCATGCCAGCCCTTGGTGTTGCCAACGGCTTCGCCATTGACATAGGGCTCGCGCGCCAGGGCAAACTTCATCGACTCCGTCAACGTGTCTGACATTCCGTCAAACACCTTCACCAGGGATTCGGGGCCCTTGGCTTGTTGGAATTCGAGGAACTTCATGGCGTCCGTTACCAAGTAACCACGCCAAGGAAGCGTTGCACCAGTCCACAAGTTCACGCGGCTATACGAGCGAGTTGTTTCACCCGTGTACCCTTCTGGCTTGTGGTAGTTATGCTGAACGCGCCACGCGATAGATTCACCAGAGTCGTTCATCACCTTGCGACCATTGGCTTCAATCAAAGCCAACATCTGGTAATTCTTGACGCACGCCTTCTCGACTTCCCGCTCAAAGTTTGGCAGGACCGTATTGCGAACCCGATCCGACATGACAATGCCGTAGCCAGGTAAGGTAGTCATTTTTTGACAATCCTTCTAAAAAAGACTGCGGACATGCCGCCGTTAGATTTCGTTAAACACCGCCTGCATTACTTGCTGGCCAAATGACAGTTGGGGGTTTTGCGGAGATTCGCCGCCGAAGGTTCCCGTGCTGTTACCTGCTGGCGCACCTGGGATGCGAGCGGTCTTTTGCCGGAACTCGTTTCGCTTGTCGGCTGGAGTAGGAGCGGGTGGAGCAGCTGCCGGAACTGGCGCTGCAGGAGAAGCTGGTGACTTCGCGCCCATGATTCTGGCAGCGTAATTCCATTGACCACGGAAGTCTTGAACGCCATACTGCGCGGCTTCACGCATCAGCGAATCGAACTCCGCCCCCTTGTCGGACAGTTGGCCGTAAACGACTTGGTTCGTCATCGGATCACGGCGGAACAGCCACTCAGCGTTCTGCTGAATCTGTTGCTCTTGGAATGACTGCGCCTGAACTTGCTGCTGCTGCTCTTGATAGAACTTGGACATCCGCTCTTGCAGCATGTCTTCGATCAGTGGCGCAAGGGCTTCTTTCGGATTGGTGACAAGTTTGTCTTGCCACTCCTGGATGTGATTGGCGTAATCCTCGGCCGAGCGGATGTATTCGGGAGGCGTGCCACCCTTCCACTTCATCACCTGCTGACCAGTTGCAGGGTCAACGACCGTCTGCCGGTAAATCGGAAGCAGGTCCGCATCGAACGGAGGTGGCTCGTAAGGTCGGCGCTGAACTTGGGGCTGGGCGGCTGGTTGCTGGGGGGCAGATCGCTGCACAAGCAGTTCCTGCGCCATTGCCGCAGTTCGCCGTTGCTGCTCAAGTTCCGTTGCCAGCCGACGTTGCTCAGCTTCTCGCTGACGAAGGGCTTCAATGACTCGTTGCTGCAAGGTGACCGCGTCGTCCTTCTCGCCAACCTGAAAGCCAATTTCCTTGACGGCAGACGTGAAGTCGAAAGCGGGAGCGGCCGGCGCAGGTGTTTCAGTAGGAGCCGCACTTTCGGCGGCAGCGGGAGTTTCCGTAGCCTGGGTTTCCGTTGGGACGGCAGGAGTGGCGGCAGGTGCAGCAGCGTCTACTTGTCCAGAACCACCGTTAGTGGCGACAGCTTCAGCGATTGCAGACGCAGATTCCTCGGAAATGACCATAGGGTCCTCGTTTGTTCGTGTAATGGTTGGGGGCCAATTACTCGCAAACCTACGAGGGCGAACACTCCGGCATTTTCCGAGGTGTTAAAACTGCAACTTTTTGTTAGATATTGTGAGATAATAAAAGATATTGTTGAGAAATAGTGTGTTTTGGATATAATCTGACGCAACAACTCCTCACAAACTCGCACGGAAGGATATTTGAGTTATGGTGGAACCATCGCTTGACGAGAATCAGTACGTCACGCTAAACGTACTTCGCAAGCATCTTCGCCCGAAACGCTCTTATTCGACGCTCCGAAACTGGATTTATGACGGTGTAAAGCGAAATTCCGATGGCAGGAACGTCAAGCTCGAATACCGGCTCGCTAATGGCAGGGCAGTGACCAACCTGCGGCATGTCAAAGAATTCCTGCAAAGCATTGCCACGATGAACATGGAGTGCCCTATCATCGGCGGTCCTCTTCACGGGCATGTCGTCACGGTAGAAACGCATGTGAGAATGGTTGCTTGCTGGGAAATCGCCATGCAATGCAACGGGAAATCAGGCTTGCCGGCCAATCTCGATATGAATTCCGTGCTGAAGGTTCAGCCCCTCATCGACCCGGACGGTTACACTCGGCACTTCCTCGTCGATTCCGACGTTACCGGCGCTGACTTCCTGCATCACGCCACCGAGTTCTTTCGCAAAGAGCAGCGGGAAATCAAGGCAAAGCCCTATGCCTAGGGTGAAAGTCTACTACAGCCTGATTCAGCTCATGCCTGACAAGTACAAGCAGGAAGTCATCAATATCGGGATAGCACTTATCAGCCCAAGTTGCGGATACGTCGGCATCCAAATCGCCATCAATTACAAGCGGATCGCACTCGTTTTCGGGGAAAGGTGGGCAAATCTTGCCGTCACATCCTACTCGGCACTCACCGCGGAGTTCCTTGCCGAAGTCACGGCAACGCTCACCAGCCTGCACGCATTCGCCGCCAAGTCACGGCCGTCATTCCGTTTCACCGCTCCGGCTCAATGCCGCATCGAAAATGGATCCGCGCCGCAATTCCTCGACCGCCTCACAACCACGCTTATCTCAGGAAGACCACAATGCCTCGCCCATCACGAAACCCGGAGGGAAAGACCATGAAATGTATGATGCGTTTGACCGTAGAGCTCGAGCCTGAAGGCCAAGAAACCTTCATTCGCGAAATGGAACTCCCCTGCCTCCCGCAACCAGGGATGGCGGTTCTGATTCACGAAATGTTTGAAACGAAGGTGGAAGAGAACTACCTCGACATCTGCGAAGGAGAGGCCACTCTTGTCGTCGTCCTGGAAGACATCGTCGAAGGGGACATTCCCGATTGCATCAAGAAAATGTACTCCATCCAGGAAACCCTTCACCTAGCAGGCTGGCAATAAGCCTAGAACAGGAGCCCGGCCAGAAACTGAATCGCCCCCACGATCATGCTGGCCAAAGCCAACACGCCGCCCAACGCAAACGCCAATCGCACACGATCAGAAAACACCCCAACCCCCAATCCCACGAACCCCCGGAAGGAGCGAACAATGAACCTAGAAAAGATTCTTTCCTACCCGCCCGAGCAGCGACAAGAGGAAATCAGGAAATACGCCAGAAGGATTCACCACAAAGGGTCCGATCCATTCGACGCCCTGCTCCCAGAACTCATCAAGTACGGCAAGCACTACAAGCCAAAGAGAACAGCAGCAGAGTATTTGGAAGCAATGGCAAAGCTGGCGACATCACAAAGACCGTTTCACCTTGACCAGCAGCGTCCAGACGTAAACCATCCATACGCCTATAGCCTGTTCACAATCCCAAGCCAGCACGTATACGGAAACAGCATCGAAGAGTGTATCGACAACGCACTAGATGAAGCAGAGAGAAGGGCGAAACACGCACCCCGTAAAACGCTCCAGGATCAATCCTAACGAGCCCTAATCAATTGCGGGCTAAATCATCAGGTAAACAAAGAAGCTTGACGTGGGGCAGGGTGGCAAAGTTCTAGGGGGATATACAGAATAGTTGCGCGTCTACCAGGGGCCTGCCACCCCCCTGTCTTGCCTACTTAGTAATCCCTAGCAATTGCTAGCCACTATTAGACTTACCTGAACACGGCCGTTGTCTACCCGTTCGGATAGGCCACGATTAGGCAAAATGGGCAGTTTGGGTAAGCATTTTCACCACTTACAACCCGCCAATTGCCTATCTTAACTGCGTTTGGCTGGGCAGTCCCATTCCCGTTTGGGGGCCGTTTGTGCTGTAAACAACCCGCTTGCTTCGCGTTGCTTCGCGGCGCTTTCAGTCTTGCACCCATTTTAAGCAATTGCGCTTTCAGTTCTCAATTGTGACCTATCAAAAGTGCAACTATTTGTGAGTTATTGTGAGTTATTGTGAGATAATCCGCGCTGCTGCTCCTGCGCTCCCCTCTTGCCGGGCTCGGTATTCTTTTGACGTTGGCGGGGCAAGTCGCTCCGCACGTCCTCGACTGGAGTCCGTACCGTGTCCGATTCTTCTCCCCGCTATGAAGCTGCTCGCCATTGCATACCCCAAGACTGGGACGTGTTCGCCGACTGGGGCAGCTGCTTAGAAGCTTGCCTGCCCGTTGTTTTAGACGATCGACTTGTCGGCACCCTTGGCGTAACGATCGACCGGGCAAGCGACGTTGCGAGCGTCGATATGACCGCATTACAGCCTGCTGGCTTTATTGAATATGCGAATTGGTCAATTGGTTTGTTTGGCGGCCGTTTCTGCTTGATTGTGTCGACAATCCCCCGCTAGTTCCCTCTTTCCCTTGCTTGGAGTCCCTATCATGCCCCGCGTTTTCGTCCGTCTGGATTCTGCACTAGGCCTAACAATGGCCGAACGGGAATCCTACTTAGACCGTTTGGCCGCACTGCTTCCTAGTTGCGAACTAGTTCCTATCCGTCGTAATTGGCCGTCTTCGCTCTCCATCGTCGCTCCTGCTGCCATCCGTGACAATGCAGGACGTGCGGCAGTTGCTGCCTACGCTGCCACCATTTTGGAATCTATCGCCTAGTTGTTTCCGTTTTCGTTGTTTTTGGTTTCCGTTTTCAAAGGTCAAAGGTATTACTTATGTCGAATCAATCCCCTGTAGTTCGTGGTGTCGCTCCTGCTGCTGTCTCTCCTGCTCCTGCTGCCAGTGCTGACAATTCGGCACAATTGGACGCCATGGCGCAAATGCTTGCCAATATGCAAGCGCAATTGCTGGCAGCACAAGAAGAGGCGCGACTCGCCAAAGAACTGGCAAGCAAAGCAAGCGCACCCAAGGCGCTGACAATCAAAGTGTCGGAAAAGGGTGGTCTCTGCGTTTATGGTCTCAATTCGCGCTTTCCGGTGACGTTGTACGCTAACCAGTGGGAGCGATTGCTAGACCATGCCCCGGCAATCCGGGAAGCAATCAAAAGCAATGCTGGCAAGCTATCCCGCAAGTAGTCCCTAGTACAATCTGACGCAGTTTAGGCCCCTACGTTTAATCGTGGGGGCCTTTTTTCGTTCTTGGACGTGTTGAGACCTGCGGCCGTGCGTGAACTGCGGCCGTGCGGCGCTCCTGCGGCCGTTTCCTGCGGCGCGTGCGCACGTGCGGCCGTTCGCTCCCTTCTCCCCTGCGGCCGATTCTGCGGCCGTTCTAGGACGTTTGGCGGCCGTTATCGCTTTCACCTGCGGCCGGCGCTCCTGCGTGAACTGCGGCCGATTCCGTGGAGACCTGCGGCCGTTGCTTTCCAGTTCGCTCCCCCTGCGGCCGTTGTTGCAATCGTTTTGCAATTCCCATCGTCCTAAGTGTCCACTTCGTTTTTCTAAAATGTTTGGCGTTTTCGTCCGTTCGCGTGAAAGTGTCGAGAATTGCCGAACGGAATTGCTTTCCCGCGCTCCTGCTTGGCAAATAGCCACAAAACGCTTTCCAGTTCACGACGCGCCGGGAGAATGACCGCGAACGGCAAGCCCGGCGGCGCACGACGCGCCCCTAGCTAGTGCGGCAAATCGCTGCTTTGTAGGCAGTTTTGATAGTGTACAACTAGGACCTAGTGGACGGAAGTTCACTGTGGGGTAGGGGTAGGCGTGGGCGTTTGCCAGGGCCGCCAGCGCCTAGTTGTGGCTTGTTAGTGAACATCCGTGCTACTTGACTTTTTTGGCTCTACCAAGGGCCGCCAGTTTAACCAGGAGACTACTTATGGCTATCAGCAGCAGTGACTTCCATCGTCTTTGTGATGAGTTTGTCCACAAGCATGTTCGTTGTCGGATCAGCTGCTTGATCGACAGCATTGCCAAGTCGGAAGAGACCCAAGAGGCCCTTGGTATCGACCAGGATGAGCTTATCAACGTGTTGGGGGTTCGCTACTTCCAACTGCCTTATCAGTCCACGTTGGTCTGGGAGCAGGATGGGGCCTTCTGCTGCTTGCCGCTGCAAGAGCAGTACACCCCTGATAACTGGGAGGAACTGAAAGACGACTTTAGCTGCGGATCATTGGAGCCTACCGCCAGCGTGCCCCTTGCCGATCTGCAAGCAGCCAATCCCGAAGTAGACGCTGACGATCTTGGCTGGCACGAAGCAGTTGCTTACTTCCGCCAGACCGGTGCTATCCCTGCTGGGGTCAAGGACAAGGTTATCTGCGATTGCCCTGACGACGTTGACGTTGACGAGGACTGCATGGATGAAGCCTTGGAACACTGGATTATCAGTGCTGACTTGGCCTACTGGTTTAACAACTGGCTCGATGAGCCAGAGGCGATCAGCGACAGCGTGTTCGATGACGGCTTCTGGGTTTGGGGGCGATCAACTAGCGGCCAATCCATCGCCTTGGATGGTTGCATCCGCCAAGTAGTCCGCAAGCTGCATGGCATCACCGACGACGTTGACTAGAGCCGTCAGCAAGCACTCTGCGAAGGCAGGGTGCCACTTACTGCTCTATCACTTCCAAGGAGATTACTTATGGCTTCCTCGGTATCAATCATTCCCCGTCGTGTTCCAAGCGTTAAGTCGCTGGAGCGTATCGTTGACTGGCGTAGCAATCAGTGCATCACCACCGAACAGGCAAAGGCTATTCGCAAGATCCTGCTGGAAGGCAAGAGTCCGTATTCAGCCCTGAAAGCTGTTAATGAACTGCTTGATGCTCACGGTGTCGAGTTTATTGCTGCTGGCAGAAACGCAAAGTCTCCCAGCCTTCGCTTCGTCAACCTGGGTGAGACATACGGCACAACGCTCATCTTGGTTGGCAGTAGCTACTGGTCCGTGTCTAGCTGGGGCAACTACGTCGAACGTGGCAACTACGAATAGAACCACCAAGCCCTACTCCGCCAGTGATGTCGGGGTAGCCTTCGTTGTTCTACGTCAGTCGCTAACAGGAGACTTTCAATGCAATACAAAGCCGTCCGTGAATCTGATGGCACTTACTCCATCAGGCAATCGAAGCACGGAATGAACTGGGAGATTATCTACGTCGGGGTACGTGGATGCAACGTCAATCGTGTAATTAACAAGCTCTACAAGTCGGACTACTTCAAGGAGAAATAAACATGGCATGGTCATGGTCGGACTACGACATCAACAGAAGCAACGTCTGGGAGAACATCGAGGACTTTAGCAGGGATGAGCTTGAAGTTATCTGGGCCGAGTGGGTTGCCAGTTTCAACACGAACAAGCAGCATCCCTACCGTGGCTACGTCCAGTTGAGCATCCGCAAGTATCACACAGCATTGGCACGGGCCAAGCACAAGATGACCGATGAGCTAGTCGAGTTCGTCCAGAACAAGACTGGCAGGCTTGGAACGTGTACCAACGGCGGACACATGGCATGGTGCTGCCCGTTTGGTTGTGCTGCTCACATGGTTTCGTTTGATCGCAATGAGGAGCTTTGTTCCGCCAGCGATGCAGAGCTTGATTCGATTATTGCTTCACTCACAAAGGGGAAATGACATGGCAATCAATGTCTACTGGTACACGTTTCACTTCAGTCCAGCCGCTGGAGCCAAACTTGCTCACTCGATGAATTTTTACAGCTTGGACTCTGCTAAGGCTCTCAAAGAACTAAAGGACCGATTTTGTATTCCACCAAGCCTCAATCCTTATCGTGTTGAGATTCGTCACCTGTCTTGTGATGGAGTTCACGTTTCTAGCCGGTCAGAGCTTTAGAACCACCAAGCCGCGCCCTACTGCGGTAGGGCGTCCTTCGTTGTTCTATCCACCTCAACCAGGAGAGACATGATTATGGTTCGCAACAATGACAAGCAGGCGTCGAATCTAACGGGCCGCCACTGTGAACTGTGTGGCACTGTCGAGACAGTTGCAAGCAAGCTCGATGACACGCTGAAGGGTCTTCCTCTGTGTCGCAGTTGTTCGTCGGGGATGCTTGGCACTTCCAAGACTTCGTTTGCTGCTAGTGGCCGCGCTGCTGAAGCCCGTGCTGTCAAGTCTCGCAAGTCGAAGTGGACTACTAGCCCACTGTTTGGGGCTAACAAGAAGTGGCCGCCTCTTGAGTCGTTTCCTAGCATCCGCAGCGAAGTGTCGCTTGTGTCGTAGTTCACGTCACCGAGGAGAATCCGCATGGCACGTCCATCCTGTTACGACCCGACGCCCGGCTATCGCTACCAAATCATCTTCCGAATGAAAGGGGAGCGTGAATGGGAGCACCTCGACTTCGCAACTGACATGGAGCAGCGTGATTACCTGCTTGCTGAGTATCGACTTGCCTACCGTGGCATGAATTGCGAAGTGGGGATCTGCCAGTTTCCCAGGGAGTTTTGGCCGAAGTCTTAGCACAATCTGCCGTTCCGCCAGTCATCACCAACATCACCTAGGAGCTTAGTTATGCCACGTTTCAATTCCGAAGCTATCGTCATGGCGTTTCACGACAAGTGTACTGAGGCCAAGCAGGCCGAGACTTGGTACTGCTATCTCTATGCCAACCATCCTTACTACGGTGGCCCTGAAGAGGGCGGCTGGTGGGGAACCGATCAGGAAATTATCGCCTTCCAAGAGTTCCCCAGCGAAGAGCTTGCCAGGGCCGCACAAGACGCTGCCTACGCACTGGCTGAAGAGCTTACTGCTCAATCGCGTGCCGAGTTTGGGGACTTCTGCAATCGCCAGCTTGAATGGCTGGAGGCTCGGGGGCTTGATAGCGACTTTCTGGGTGAAGTAGACGGCGAAACCACCTACGGTATCGCTGTTTCGCAAGAGGTGCCGCAAAGCAGTCGTGGATGCTGCCAATACTCATAACGCAGAGTGACCACCGCAAGGTGGGTAATGCACTAGCCACGTTGGCTAGCGGTCACAAGTCCGCAAAGAAAGGATTGATTCCATGAATCGCTCGATAGCAACCACTGGTTACGGCTACTACGTTCGCTACAGCTTGCGTAGTCAACTGGGTCCAGCAAACACTGAGTCAACGACTATCAAGGGTACTTTTGAGAAGCCGCTTCCGCTTGACGAGGCACGCAAGGTGTTAGCTGGGCTAATCCCAAAGGATGCGATCGTCTGGAATCAGCGATTGTACACACGTCCAAGCCTCACTCATTTCGTCTAATCACAAGTTCCGCCAGTATTCAACCCCTTTCACATCTGGAGCTTCACTTATGACAGTCGCAACCCCAACTATCATCGCCAAGTTCTACGTTGACCAGGGAATCGCCTCCCTTGGTCTGACGGTTGATAAAGAGGCTCATCGCTACGCTCTGGAAGGCATCGCTGTCCAGCAATACACAGGCCAGGATGGAAGCAAGTACGTTCGGTTTATGTCTACCGATGGTCGGCGTGCTACGCATGTCAGCTATCCGCACGAACCTGGGTGGTGCTTTGCTACGGAGAATGGCGAGCCTGTTATTCTCAAGGCGGGTGCTGTGACTTACTTGAGCGCTGCTGAGCGTAAGAGCATTACCAGTGCGCCGCACTACGCTCGTACAAGCAGTATTTGGGTGCGACTCACTGTCCACAACGATGGTACCGTCTTGCGTGAATGCGGCTTCAATGACAAGGTTGTTGTGTCTGTGTCTAGCAGCGGAAATCTTGTCGAAGGCCGCTACCCTCGAATTCCAGACGTGTTTTACTCCAAGCAAGTTCCCGACTTTGCTTACGTTTGTGTTGATGCCGAGTATCTGATCGACGCCTGCAAGCAGGTTTTAGCGATGAATCAGGCCAGCGATCCTACCAACAAGACGCCAAACAAGGGCATTGTGCTTGCCATCGACCGATCCAACATGAAAGACAATGGTGACGCAACGTCTATCTTTTCACAGAAGGGGCTTCGCGTCGTTTCGGACGGCCTAAACCGCAATATGTGTTCCATGATTATGCAGTTGCAAGCCGAAGACGCTAAGAAAAAGGAAGTGCCGCTAGAAGACTTTGCCAAGTCAGAGTTTTACGCCTTCGCAGAGAGGATTGCCAAGAATCCTACGATTCACAGCACCGAAATGAAGAACATGGCAAAGAAGGCCAAAAAGCCGAAGACTGCCAAGCCAGAACCAGCCACGGAACCAGAACCCACTATTGACCCGCCCGCTACAATTTCCACCGCGCCGCCAGAAGTTGCTTCACCGGCTCCAGAGGTGTTTCCCGATGGTTATTTGTACACTGACGCTCCTGAAGAATTCGACAACCCAGGGACATCTACTGTCCGAGTGGTCGGGTGCTCCGACTTGAACCCAAGTAAACTTGTCCGTTTGGTGAAGATCGAAAACGCCAGCGATGCCCGTTGGCTTGGGCAAATCGAGCGATACGAGTTTCGTAGTGGCAATCCACACTTCGTCGCCGACACGGAAGAGAAGTTTGCCACGATGACACGGCCCAACGGGGTCTGGAAGCTGGCAGAAGAACTAGCGGTTGCTTAGTATGATGGGCGATGGCCCACTAGCTGCCCCTTGGCAACGAGGGGCGGTGAGTGGCTTATCTCTCTAACCCTTGGAGACTCTATGAATGTGACAATCGAACTGTACGACATCGGTGGCGAAATTGTGAGTCGCATTGACACTACGTCGGAGGCACTGCGATCCGCTTCCGACAATGTGCGCGACAAGATGAACGGCGAAAACTACGTTGTGCAGGTAGAGCAGCTTGGAACGGCTGCTGCATACCGGCTGATCGACAAGGCTTCCGGGCAGTTGTTGGTGGCTGGGTGCATCCTGTCTGGTATCGACGAACAGGCTGATAGAAAAGCCGCCACGTCGGTTCAGCAGGCGCTGAATGCTGCGCTAGTGCCTCACGGTATCGAGCCAAGCATTTTCGTCACCGACAGGGCTCCTGGTCTTGTTGTTCGGACCTGCCCGATGATGACAACGAACGATGCGGCACTGGCTTATGCCAGTTTTCTAGCCGCCAGCATGGTCGGACTGCTAGTAGAAGATATTTCGTAAGACAACCACAACCACACAGGAGATACGACAATGGCTACTCTAATTCGCATCAATCAAGCAGCAGACGGCACCTGGAGCGTTCTGGCAAAGGACAGCAACGGCGTCTGGGTCGTGGCTGACTCTGAGTCGCATGGATTCGCCACACGCCAAGAGGCTCAAGATTGTGCCGATGGCTGGGTTTCTGCCAGCGACTGCGTGCAACTTAGGATCTACGACGTGTTTCGCACCGAGAACCGTGCCGAGGGGGACTGCGAGCATGTTGGGACAGTCGAAGCTATCGACGCTGAGCACGCACTTGACGAAGCCCACGGGCAGTTTGAGTGCAAGGCAACGCATCGACTAAGTGTTGAACTTTCACGCGAGACTGTTCACCAATCCTAGTTCCATTCACCCAACCGTTCGCCTATAATTTCGACACACAACACTGGTGGCCTTTTCCCTTGGCACGCCAGTCTAAGCAAACCCGAGCCGCCGTCTCCATCGTCCAGGAGGCTGCGGCTTTTTTCGTGCGCCGATCACGTCTACAATTAGGCCAACGCACCCGCCGCGCCTCTCGCTTGACCGGTCACGCATCGCCAAGCTGACGCGCATCTCAGGCGGGTCTTTTTGTTTCTTGTGGCTCACCAAACTGGCTTCCATGATCCACAACCGCCTTTGCCGCTCACCGATGGATGACAAACGGTCTTAAAGGCACCCGATCTAGCTACTGCCAGCAATAGCCATCAAATAAAACGGTGCGGCGTTTCTCGGCATTCCTGCGCGGTCGACATGGTTTTGAGGGTTTGCGATTAAATAAGAGCTGCCTACAATCCAGGATATCAGGTTACACGGGGGCCGCTTTAGGATTCGTCCTTTGGCGGCCTTTCTTTTTGCGCATACTTGCCCGATTTTGTCCGTCCGCTGTCCATCCACCTGCAAGAAATCGCAGTTTTCAAGCCCAAAACCCGTCGGACATTTGTCAGGCCAGTGTCAGGCCGCTATACTTTTAGCGATGGATCACACAAAAGCCCGTCGTGAGAGCAATCTTGCGGCGGGCTGATCTTTTTGTTGGCGTCAACAAGATGATGGGCCTACTTGCTTGCTTGGGCGCTTCGATTGTATACAATGGCGTTACTAGCAGGCTTTCCTTTTCCAGCCTATTGCGGTGTTCTTATCTGCACGGGCGCTGGTTATCCAGCTATGGGGAGTCATCTAAAGGGGCGTTGAGAGAAATCTCCGCCCCTTTCTTATTTCTTGGCGTTTTATCCCTTGAAGCAGCGTCGTTGAACGGAAAAAATATAAGCGTACGGCGTGGGATGCCGTAGCTAGAAAACACAAGGGAACGCACGGTGGAACCATGCAGACGGATGCAAGACAGACGGATCGACTCAGCGTCGCCAACGTCCTACGCAGTCCCGGCACTGGCGACTTCGCGGCGATTGGACACGGCCATATAGTCGTGGTGGATTGGCTCTGACGAGTACGTATGGTTGCTGCCAGCGGTGACGCAGGGAACACAACAGCAACGAGTTATTGCTATCGAACAAAAATGTCCGGGCTCTGTGAGACTGCAACCCGGCCGGTTGGAGCGCGAAAGCGACACCCGTTCATAGTGATAACGACCATTGGGAAGTAAAAACCCGATCCAACAACCCAAGTGATGCAGGCACCGTAGCGGCGAGGCGTACACCCTCCAACCGTAATAGTCAGTGGTCTGCGCATAGCATGGAATCTGGGCCTAAAACGGGTCAATTTACCCCAGTCTCGGTAAGTCCGGCACATCATGCGGAAGGTGCCTGCTATCGATGTAGTGCCGCTTGGTCGTCACTGGGCTATCATGCAGCAGGGCCTTGGTAGCGTCACCGCCGCTTACGGTTATCCAGGTGGCGTACGATACCCTCAGAGAGTGCGTTTTGCGGTCCCTGCCTGTTTCGAGGCCAGCACGCTGTAACAGCTTGTCGTAATGCAGGTAAAAGCTCACGTTTGAGCGATCCCAGTAAAACACCCGCTCGTGCTGCTTAATCGCCTTGATTTTCTCGCACACCTCGTCCCATAGCGGATAGATGGCTGTCTTTTTCTTCTGCTTGCGAATCGACGCTGGCAATGTCGCTATCTTGCTGCGGTGGTTTACGTGCCGATGCTCCATGAGGAACGTGGCCTCTTTCCGTTCGCCGGTACACCACACCCACGAAAACAGAGCTTGCCACCAGTCGCCAGCCTTGATGCGTCCGACCTTGCCAGGCATTTCACCAGCGGCAACAAACTGCCGGCGCAATTCGTCAATCGACCACGCAAACGGCACCGGTTCAGGCTCTTGTAGCTTCGGGGCCGTTGGCCGTGTTCGGAGCTCGCCACGTTTTGCCAGCCACGTCCAAAGCGTCCTGATGCGACCTACACGCTCATTGATCGTCTTTGGTGCAAGACCACGGCCAAGCAAGTACCGAGTCATCCTGATGAGGTTATCGTCGGTTAAATCGGTTATGACGGCTGTACGGCCTAGGCATTCGTTTAGATCGTCAAGCGCAAAACCGTACTGCCTGACGGTGTTGGGTGCCGTAATCTTGACGTTCAGGGGGAAGTAATCATCCCGACAGACGCAGGAAAGCTCGTGAGAAGTAAGCATTGAACCGCCCTTGATTAGTGGAATGTGACGGATATATGTAGGTCTGCCTATCCGTACGCGCCACGCTTCCAGCGGTCCTAATCTCCATCTTTTTTGTGCGGTATGTATCTCGGGGCGATTCTTGCGCCTGTGAGGATTTCACGGGGGATGCTACCACCCCTAAAGTCCTGTCTTCCGCACTGTGGCCTATGGGCAATCCAGCCCTAGTTTTCCACTACGCAATTTAGATACAGCACTTGCCAGAGGGCAACGACCGCGAGGCGTTGCGAGCCTACCTAGGGCTTTTTGAACCTCTGGCGATTGCTGCTACCAAATTGTCACGTTTTCCAGTATAGTTAGGGGCGCGGAAATGGCAACAGCAAACATAGGACAGGAAACGATGACCACGGCGGAAGCGGCGAAATACATGGGGCTTGCACTCGATACGGTGCGTCAATATGTCCATCGCGGCGTAATTTCTGCAACAAAATTCGGCCATCTTCACGTTATCACAAAGGCCGAATGTGACCGCTATTTGCGGGAAAAACGCGGTCCAGGCAATCCGCAGCTAATCGCATCCGCGAAGAAAAACCGGAAAACTTTCTGAGAATCCAGAAGGTGCCCTTGCAATTGTCACGATAACTTATATAGTTAGCCCATCAGACACGGGACACGACAAACGCAAAGGGTAGAACGATGCACGATCAAAAAACTCTCAAGATGTTTTCCGCTTGGCTTTCTGGCGATAGTGAACGTGACGCCAAGTCTTTTAGCCGTACGTTTCGAGTGTTGCGTATGAGCATGCAACAATGGCGAGACCTTGTAGCTCAAGCAGAGGCTTACAAGGCTGCACAATAACCCACTGATGAGACCCGGCGAAATTCCGGGCGAAACCCTTCGGGGTCTGGGTAATACCACCAGCTTCAAAACTGGCTAGGTCTCTTTAGCACTCTGCTAGATCGACCTTCGATAAGCGGCTACGGTCGCACGGAATTTTGTTCACGGAGGTCTCAATGATCGCTCAAAGCGAATCATCTATCGTTGCGCATGCTCGCAAAGACGCAACGACAACCAACGCCGAGATTATCACTCTCGCCTACAAGCTCACAAAAGACGGCCCCGACACAACAACGCTTCGCCAGCTTGCAAACCTTTGCGAACTGCTAGCGATCCGGCTTGAGTCCTACGCAGACGCTCGACACGTAGAGCTGTCATTGCATCGCGGAAGCTACTGCCGCTCGATTCGCCAGCGCTACAACTTGAGCCAACGTGACGTAGCACGACTGGCAGGCATTGATGACAAGACGGTGCGCGACATTGAGGCGTGCAGGTCATCGACGAACGTAGACACGATGCTACGAATGAGCTACGCACTCAAGACACCGGCGGCGAAGTTGTGGCCGTCGCTTAATAGCGTTCCGGGAGGTGTGAGCTAAATGGACGCACTAAGTCTGTTTTGCCTTGCATGTAGCACTGTTCTTTCTGCTTACCTTGGCGCAGAGATTGCAAACAACCTGCAAGAGATTGCAAGGCGCAACGCTGAGCATCGTAAGTTTCAGAAGGCAATGGAAGATTATCTGGACATGTTGTTTTGCAACATTTACGCACAACTACAAGAGAAGCTGAGACAGCAAAGGAATCCAAATGACGCAACCAATTGACCCAACACAATGGCCGAAGGTGGAAGGGACTGCTCCCGAGCGTGGCGTCTACTTCGTCGTTCACAAAACAGGCGGTGTATGTGCGATGCCCTACGGAAAAGGCGAGTGCCACAGTCAGTGCGTAACCCTCTACGGCCCGATTACCTTCGCCAAGCCAGTTCCCGCGCCAGAAGTGACGCTGTATCTGGTGCGGACAAAAGACGGTGACAAGTGGTGTACCTGCGACAAAAGCCGCGATGGCGTAGAGCAGATGTTTGAGGTTGGTGTGATTAACTGCGTAAGCCTCAAAGAAAACGCCAACATTATCCGCACAGCAACCCTAAAGGAGCAAGCATGATTCCCGATCAAGAACTTCAGCAAGTGTCGCGTTTAGATCATGGCAAGACGTACTTTCGTTTTGGTGGTGGAATGCGTCCTTTGATTTTTACGGTAAACGATTCAGGGCAAAAAGAGAGGCTTGCTGACTGCGTTTATTTCGGCCCAATCGACACGACGCCATCGGTCATCGACCTTTCCCACTTCGACCTGAGCAAGATCGAGCCGAAGAAGCAGCCGGATAAGCCGGGTGTTTGGCATTGCTCGAATCGATTAGACGGCCATCCAGACTTAACGCAATTCGTAAGCCGAGAGCTTATGAGCGATGGTCGGAAATGGATGCACGCCGAATACCGCTACCTCTGCGACTTCATCCCGCCTCGTCAGTCGCCAGTGATTCCACCATTGCCAACGGTGACGCTGTACGCGGTTGAGCAGTTGGGCGTTGTGAAGTGGTGCCATAAGAGCAACTGCGGATTCTGGACTGCTGACGGATTGCAAGCGTTTGGCGATCCTGGCGCGGTGCCAATTGCTGAGGAGGTGGTGACCGTTACCGAATAGCGGCGACTGCTGGCCCAGTGCCGAAGTCGTGGGTGAGCCTGAGAGCCCGTCGTGTTGACATGTCCAGGCGCGTCGGTCTGCGACCCGAGCTATGGCGGATTCCATAGCAACACGATGCCGGGAGACTTCGCTAGGTGCTGCAAGAAGGAGAGAGCTTGCGGACGGAACCCTGGCGATAGTTGGCCTAGTGGTTTCGAAACCAACGCATCATTGGCTTGAGGAGTGTGGATGTAGCAGGAGAGCATGGACGCTAGGAGACGCTTGGCGGAGCCAGGTGGAATGGAGTTGATCCGGGCGGTCTCAACGGCCGTCCGGGACTCCAGTTTTTAAGGAGATGGCTGTGATTAAAAACAAGCTGGTTAGACATGGCGAATGCAGTTCACGACTCTACAGAGCGTGGAAGAACATGCGAAGCAGGTGTCGGCATAAATCGCGCCACGATTACTCTAGCTACGGAGGAAGGGGGATTGCCGTATGTGACGAGTGGTCGCAGAGCTACTCGGCTTTTCGAGATTGGGCGCATGCAAATGGTTATGAAGATTCTCTTGAATTGGACCGCATCGACGTAAACGGCAACTATGAACCAAGCAACTGCCGATGGGCAACAAGAAGTCAACAGATGGCCAATATACGAAAGGTGTCCGGTGCATGCAGTTCGAAATTCAAGGGTGTGTCATGGATAAAACGCAGGAGGAAATGGAGAGTTCAGCTAGAGGCAAAGGGCGTCAGTAGATTTATTGGCGAGTTTAAGAGTGAACTTGAGGCGGCACTTGCCTACGACGATGCAGCATACAAATTGCGTGGAGAGTACGCATATCTGAACTTCCCGGAACGGAAGAGAGGAAAGAGCCTTGGGATAGAAGGCGTAAGGAAACCGGGCGCAGGAGCCACCGGGAATGGATTGTCACGTCCAAGCGTTTTGGGCGGTGGTGAACATTGTACGTCTTCAGATTTAACGGAGGTGTCCCATTTTAATTCTGAGCAGAAAACTTAATGAACAAGTCCTGATTGCTGGTGGTGCTCAATGTGGTGGCGTGACCATCACGGTTGTTGAAGTCAAAGGCGACCGAGTGCGGCTTGGCTTTGACGCACCGAAAGACCTCAGCATTAACCGTCAAGAGGTTGAGATTCGGATTTTACGAGACGGAAAGGAAGCAGCGTAATGGATAGCGACAAACCGTGTTTAGCAGGTATTCCGCAGGAAGTCTACGACGAGTTGCAACTGTACAAGACGTGTTACGAGGTGCTGCGAGATTGGCACTCGGCACTCAGTCTTGCGGCGTTGGATTGTGGTCACCGAGAGCTTGTGAACGACACCAGCGAATTACTTGCCGAGGTGGAGAAGATGCAAGAGCAGCAGGGAAAGGGGCAGGCATGAAACTACGCATCGCAAAGAAGATTTACAAACGATTTGCGGAGTGGCGAGACCTTTTCAAGGGAATGTGCGCACCTGATGACGCACTTGCCGAGCTGTGTGCAAGCGCTAAGCGTTCAAGCGCTCGAAAAGCCAGAAGAATCGTTGAACGAAAGGCCAAAGCATGAAACCAACAGACGTTACTAATGAGATGGTCGCAGATACGTGCGAAGCGGTTGGAAGCTTTGCGTGGGACTGCATAAACCGAAGTGAAATCATCGCCGCTGCTGTCAACGCATACCTAGGCGACCCAACGCCGATCACTGCGGAGTGGCTATTGGCGAATCGGTATGTGAAAGACACGGAACACGACCACATTTACAGGCATGGCGACGAAGACGGGCTGGTGGTCATGCTCGACCCTTCGGGGACAAATCCAATCGCTTCTGTATCCCTTGGGCCGCTTGTGTTAATGGACACGCAAACCATCGGCCAATTGCGTGCACTTGAAATCGGACTGGGGATTAAGCAATGAAAAAACGAGTTGCAAAAAAGGTGTTTCTCGGGCTTTTGGATGAACACATGCGACACCGCAAGCCCACCAGAATTGCGGCGGTAAAAGTGTTCCGGCGTCATGTGTCTCGCTGCTTTCGATTGCGAAAGGAACCAACCTAATGCCAACCGAAGCGATTCTGTTTTCTTTGGCCATCGTCGTCAGCGGTGTATTTGTGTTTGTTGATGCGTTAGTTGAATAGGAACCATTTATGCCAACAGGTTACACGTCAGGTATTCAAGACGGCGAGATTAAGACATTCCGTGAGTTTGCCTTGCTGTGCGCTCGTGCGTTCGGCGCTTGCATCATGCTGCGAGATGATCCGCTGTCGTCAGACATTCCAGAATTCACCGTAGACGATTACTACGTCAAGCGAATTGACACGGAACGCGCAGAGCTTGCGAAGCTGCAAGCGATGACGCCGGAAGAGATTGCTAAGGCTCATGCTGACTTCTACGCGAACGATGACAAGTGGCGCATTGAAGCCAACGAGAAGAAAGAAAAGGATCGCGCAGCATATCAGTCAATGCTTGATGAAGTGAGGGCGTTTGAGCCTGCAAGCGATGAACACAAAAGGCACCGAGAGTTCATGATTGAGCAGCTAACTGACTCGATCAGGGCAGACTGCGGCGAGCCTTACAAGTTGCTTGAGCGTGAACCGATTGACGTTTGGCACGCTAGCCAGATTAACGACAAGAAACGGTATCTGGCGCGATTCATTGAAAGACTCAAAGAGCAGGAAGAGTTAACCGAGTCTCGCAATAACTGGGTGCGGCTACTACGCGAATCCATCGACAAGCACGAAGCAAAGAAGGCGGTGCAAAGCAATGTCTGAAAATCCTAAACCTAGCAACGGCATCGGCTTTGTCGGTGCGCTGCAACTATTGTTCATTGGCCATCGTCGGCGTCGGCGTGGCAATGTTCTGCGATGCGTTAGTTGAATAGGGAGATTCTTTAATGACTTGGCATTCAATGGCAGACCTTGGCTATGCCACTTTGACTCGCGGATACGAGTTGAAGGCCGCTAAGGTTGGTGACGCATGTGGCGAGATCAACCTGTCAACACAATTGGCGTGCATACAGGTGTCAATGCTGCGTCAGCTTTCATACATTCGGCGCGAAATGGCCAGTTGCAACAGCGATCTTTACGCAATGCGACTAGCAACGAAGAATCTAGAAAAGCACTTCATTCCTGCAAAGAAATTGCCTCCGAAAAAGGCTGCTAAGGTTCTCATTTCGTCGCTTGATCTTTCCAAGCTGCGAGTGCGGGCCAGGAAGGTTGTGAGACGGGTTATGGATGCTAAGGTTGCGAAGTACACAAGCGACCTAAGCGAATCGTTTTTGCTGCGTCATAAGCAATGTGGCGTCGTGTCTGCCAAGGAAATCCTCAAGTGGGCAGGCGTTAAGTAGGGAGTGAAATATGACCAGCGGCGATGATCCCCAAGACCCCTCGCAACCCTACCTTTTCGGCTCAGCACTAGACGACGCCGAACGTGAGGACGAGGCCAAGCGTAAGGCGGAAGAGCGTAAACAGGAGGCGGAAGAGTGACTTGGTACGTCGTCACAAAAACCGAAGTCATACGCGGCTGCTGTCACTTCGCGGGCTATATCGACGGCGTGCAGGCCAAGTCTGCTGCGTTTGCGTTAGTGATTGCGAAGAAGCGCAACCCGATGGAAGGCGGCGATTTTGTGACGGTGAGCGAGGCGAGAAAAGATACTGCCTACGCGGCGAGGATTGAACACGAAGCGGCGGTAAGCGACTTCCGCGAATTGATGGACGCGATACTCGAACGATAACGGAATCTTTGATACACGGAGGGTCACATGCTTTGGCAACAACTGCCTCAAGCTCTGCGCGAACTGCAAGAAACGACGCGCGACGAATGGATTGCGGACGCTTGGAAATACGCCTTCTATGAGACTGGCGTTGTTCCTGTCGTGTTTGACGAAGATGGCTGCGCGGACATGCTCAAGGAGCATATCGAGGGCAACTTTCATTACGTTCCATCTGCCGTAGTGATGCCAAAAGATACCATCTGCATTGACGTGACAGCGTGCCAAGATTGGGAAGTGTGGCGAGACAAAGGGCCACTGGTGTTTCTCAAGTCGGAACGCGGAACAACGAAGGCTTTCGACGCGAAGTTTGTTGCCGATCACTATATCGGGCCAGAAGGTAATCAGAGGGTTTTCTATGTTTTCGAAATTGAGGAGAGGGATGAATGAACGACGTAACAAAGGCACAGAAGGCACTGGACTGGCTCAAGGCGCACATACCAGAGCAGCAATGGTTTAGCGCCGGTGTCTGCACTGTAAGCGGTTTTGATGGAATGCCAGAAATATACCTTCTGGTTGATGACATTGAACAAGTGATGCCGGGCGAAGGATACACAATCGTTTTCGATCATAAGAGGCAGTTGGCTTTTTGCGTAATGGTAAATGATGGCATTGCCGTTACTAGCTGCCGTTACTGCAAGCAGGAGTCTCCGGGAGAACCAGTTGTTATTCCACCAAGGACACCCCGGAAAAAGGAGCAGGTGAGAGCATGAGCAAGACTGTTGTATGCAAGTGTGCCGTATGTGGCATGGAATTTACCGCGAAAACTGCCGACCGTGCGCGAGGCTGGGCGCGCTGCTGTAGCAAGTCATGTGCAGCGTCAAAGCGAGAAAAGCGAACCGGGAACTATGCACGCTGGGCAAATCGACAACGCCGAAGGTTGGACGAGGACGATCCAGGCGAACATCAACTGACTGGCGAGTTTTTCCAGGGCGACGACTACGAGGCACGATAGGAAAGAAGGCCACCAAATGATTACCAAAACCACCCGCGCCTTCACCTTCGAGGCTACCAACGGCGAATATCACGCTCGCCCCGAAGTGAGCAATTCGCAGCTAGGCACGTTCCTTGATGATCCCGCCTTGTTTCACGCTTACCACGTTGCCAAGACCTGGACGAAGCCACCAGCGACACCGGCAATGCAATTCGGTACGAACATCCACGAAGTGCTACCGCCCGGTTCGCTTGATTCGCTAGTGGTTCGCGTTCCCCGTGAAGTGCTAAACGAACAAGGACACCGACGCGGCAAGGCATGGACCGAGTTCGCAGCGGACAACGAAGGCAAGATTCTCGCAACTGACGACGAAATGGAGCCGTACGAGTGCATCGTTAAGGCTGCGAAGAGTCACCCGAAGGCAATCAAGCTACTTGAATCGCCACACGTCGAATTTAACATCGCATGGACTGACGAAGAGACCGGCATACCTTGCCGCGTTCGCCTGGACAGGTATTTGCCAGGGTTTGCCATCTCGGACATTAAGACCACCATCGCGTCAACGAAAAAGGCGTTTGCAACCGACGCATGGAACCTTGGCTATCACCGGCAAATGGCGTTCTATCAGGAAGGCTTGTATCAGCTAACCGGAGAGCGACTGCAATTTGTGTTCATCGCTTGCCGCAAGTCACGCCCCTACACGGTTAGCTGCTACGAACTCGACCAAGAGTTTTGCACTGCCGGCCATCGTGAATGGCGCAAGGCACTAAGGGAAATCGCTCGTTGCCGCGACAGTGGCAAATGGGAGCACGAAGAAGCAAACATTATTCAGACTCTTTCACCTCCAAACTGGACTAAATACGAAGGGCAATGGGAATAACATGAGCAGCACAGCATTATCGGGAACCGTAGAAGATAACGACGACGACACGATCATTACCGTGGATGAAACAGGCGGCGCACTTGCCAACCTGAACAAGTCGGAAATCTTTCAGCAGATTGCGACGGCAAAGAAGTACCCGCGAAGCATGACACAGTTCATGAAGTCGCTAGAAACACTGGCGACCGTCACCGAGGAGGTGGCGCAGCAATGTATCTACGCTCTCCCTCGTGGCGGCAAGCAGATCGTCGGCAAGTCGATCCGATTGGCAGAGCTTGCTGTAGCGTGCTGGAAGAATGTACGCACAGGCTACCGCCAGGTGGACGAGGATGACCGCTTCGTAACGTGCCAAGCGTACTGCTACGACCTGGAGAACAACGTCTTTATCCAGGTGGAAGCAAAGCGGCGTATCACGAACAAGGAAGGTAAGCGATTTGATGATGACATGATCGGCGTCACAACTGCGGCCTGCTGCTCGATTGCGTTGCGAAATGCGATTCTGCGCATCATTCCCGGCGCGTTCATGGAGCCGGTATTTAACAAGTGCCGCCGAGTCGTGAAAGGCGACGAAAAGACGCTGACCAATCGTGTTGAAGCTGCCCTTGGATGGTTCAAAAGTTCAGGCGTCACCGAAGAGGCCGTAATGAAGGCCATCGGAAAGACTGGCCGCGCAGACATTACGACCGATGACCTTGTGACGCTAACCGGCATGAAAACGGCGATCACTACCGGCGAGGTGACCATCGAGAAGATGTTCGACTTCGAGACAACCACGACAAAGAAGGCCCGGCAATCGTCGCTCAATGACAAGCTGGCGGACAAGAAGCCAGAAACCCCCGAGCAAGCCTTCCGTCGCTGCTTGGCTGAAATCGGGCCGATGGACTACGCGGCAGCAAAGGCTCTGATCGGCAGCACAAACACCAATGGATGGAAAGACGAATGGAGCTATGAGATCGACGCGGCACTAGAAGCAAAGGGTGCGAAGTGAAACCATTTCTAACCGGAAGTCACGCATATGGAGTGCCAAAAGAAGGGAGCGACCTCGACATTGTCGTTTTGCTTGACAATTGCCTTGCCTCTACGCTGCTTTCTCTAAGCATGGGGAGCGTAAACATTCAGTATGGAAGCGTTGCATCGGCGTCATTGCGGTTCGGTCCGCTCAACATCATTGCAATCACAGATGAAGCAGAATTCACCGCCTGGAAAACTGCGACTGACTTGTTAATCGCAATGAAGCCGGTAACACGGGAGCAGGCGGTAGCTTGCATTAAAAAGCACGTAGCAGAAGCAAAGGCGAGCAAATGAAGCAGCCGCTTCCGTTCAACGACTTCCACGAATGCCCGCACTGTCACGGCGAAGCAATCTACGACGATCCGACCGACGAAGAAGAACCGTTTACGACTCGCTGCAAAGAGTGCTTTAAGGCGATTCGAGTGATACCGATAGCACACATTATTCATAGCGTGGAGGTGTTGAAATGAGCAAAGAAGAAGTAATTAAACAAGTGGCTGAATTGATCCGTGCGCAAGGCATGGAGTACCGTGACGAGCCATGCAAAGAGGCGGTTGATCTTGCAAAGAAGAACGGACTAATTATCTGTTTTGGTGCAAGTGATGACCTCTGCGAGATTCGCGGCGCAGATCGTGACGAAGTTGTCTGCTACGACGGCGGAGAGTTTACCGTTGACGCCGATGGACTTCGCAGGGACTGGGATGAGATAGACCACGAAGATAAACGCGAATGCAAGGCGTACTTTGAGCGTGAACGTATGCCGTCGCTGATAATCAAGGTCATTTGGTGCGATCCAAGCATTCCAGGTTGTTCGTTCTCATACAAAGTTGACGCCTATCACGAAACATTTGACGTGATGGAAGATGGCGAACTGTACTGCCGTGGAATCGTCGTGGCACTACCAGAGCGTGAGGCGAGCAAATGACCATAACCGAGTTACTTTTGGCCAATCCAGGCGTGGAACTGACGCTGGCTTACAACAGCTTGCTGAAGCTCCACACTGTCAAAGCCAACAACAATTGTATTGAGTTCACTACAAGCTTTTACAGCAGAACAAAAGAGAGTGACGACGAGTCTCTTGCTAAAGCAATCAAACGAGCAATTGGAGCAACCAAATGAAAACAACCCTAACGTCAGCCGATCCGAGCGGGTGGTACTTGTGTGAGGCCGTTAAAAGCAAGCGCAATGTCGCTAGATACTGGAACGGCGGACTAATTGCAACAAGCCTTGGACAGTTTTGCAAGCTGGACTACACCAACTTCCGTCGCCTCTTCACAGAGGACGACGTTGCCGCACTTCGGGAAGAACTGACGGCGTTGCGCGATGAAGTAAAACGCCTCAAATCCCATCCCTACGTCATGCGGCAGGCGAACGAGCCTGATTGTGAAGGCTTGTGGCGTAACTGCTGTGGAGCAATCAGAGAATGGCACGAAACAGACCTAGCTGGCAGTAATGGCTGCCACTACGGTCCCTATCACTACATCGGTCCCCTTCCGGTCATCCCCGTCGTCGTCGAGCAGCAGCCGCCGAAGGTGGTGAAGGTGCGAGAAAAGGAAACAGGCGTTACCGCCGATGCCATCGTCGGAAATATCAAGGGCCTGTACACGCTCCTGTCACTCGATGGAAAGGCTTGCAGTGTTGTTAGCGGAGATAACTGGGAAGAGGTGCAATCGTGAGCATGTTAAGACTTCCCGAATGGACACAAGGATCTGTCGATCTTCTCGCCGTTCTGTCGCAAGGATCGTCGGAAATTGCGCGGCTGGCAGATGGCGCTTTGGATGCAATTAAAAGAAACGACAGCGAAGAGGCGTGTGCAAGCCTTACAGACCTATCGTTTCTTTTGAGCGTATATCAGCGAATGGCAGAATCTGGTCAAGAGTTCTACGGAAAAAAGAAAGAGGTGCAGCCATGACGTGCCCATTTTGCGGAGCGGCCGAAAGGCAACTTGTTTGCGAAAAGATTTACGAGTGCGGTTCTAGCAAACTTTGGCAATCGAAACCCTGCCAAGAACTCTGCCGACTGCGGGAAAAGAAGGCGAAGGGGCTGACGTGGGAGTACATCACATGTGAATGCTATGAGGCCAATGGATTCAATGGAACGTGGCGTATTGTTTACGACAGCCAATCGCGTGGATTCGACGTTCTGCTTGACAGTGAATTTGTGAAAGAAACAAAAACACGAATACCAGCGGAAGCCAAGGCTCACGCCGAGGAGCTACATCAGCAGGCGTGGCGGGAGTTACGAGAACGCTGGGACTTCAAAGGAGGTGGGGAATGAGTGAGCGTTTTAGCGATTCAACTCGAAAAAAAATGTCTGAGTCTGCAAAGAAGCGATGCGATCAAGGGTGGAGAGCAAAGCAATCACTCCTGCGAGCAACGCCTATGGATGCAGACAAAGTGCGCTCAATGTACGAATCCGGAATGACACAGATAGAAATTGCGAGGTCTTTTAACGTCACGCAAAAGGTTATCCATGGGTTCATGAAGCGCAACGGAATCAAGGCGCGAGTTGCTGCAAAGCGCAATCAACACGGCAGTAGCAACTCATCATGGGCAGGTGAATCGGCATGCTACTCGGCACTTCATTACCGTGTATATCGAGAAAGAGGGCGTGCTGTCCTTTGCGAGAAATGTGGAACACTCAGAGGTCGAATTGAGTGGGCCAACAAAACAGGTAACTACGCTGACACTGGCGACTATGAAAGCCTTTGCGTGTCGTGCCACAGAAAAGCGGACATTCAGCGACGAAATGCAACTGGTGTTTTAACTTCTGGTCACATCTCAAGAACGAAAGTGAGGTGATACTGTGCTGACTTTTGGAAGTTTGTTTGCCGGTATCGGGGGCTTTCGATCTTGGCTTTGAACGTGCCGGAATGGTTTGTAAGTGGCAGGTTGAAATTGACCATTATTGCCAGAAGGTTTTGGCCAAGCACTGGCCTAGTGTACGGAGACATGATGACATTAAGACGTTCCCGCCGACAAAGCCCGAAGAGTGGCAAGTTGACGTTATCTGCGGAGGATTCCCTTGCCAAGACATTAGCTATGCCGGAAAAGGCGCAGGACTCGCAGGAGAACGAAGCGGACTATTTTACGAAGCCATCCGTGTCGTTCGCGAAGTGGGACCAAGAGTCGTTGTGCTGGAGAACGTCGCAGGGCTGCTTACTAGAGGGATTGACCAGGTACTCGGGACGCTGGCCTCGATCGGGTTTGATGCTGAATGGCATTGTATACCGGCTGCCGCCGTTGGTGCCCCGCATATCAGGGACAGGCTTTTCCTGGTGGCCTACGCCAAACACGGAAGGCTATCGAAGCGATGGGGAACTGCGATGCCTACAAAGACTGACGACACCGCTCGAGTTTCGCGGAATGAGCGAGAGGGCTTGCGAATCAAAGCGTCAGCGTTACATGCCGACACCAACAGCGGGGGACTCAAGGAATGCAAGGAATGCAACGGCGAACCGAAAGCCTGGAGCCAAGCACAACAGCGGGATGACGCTTTGCGATGTGGTGTTCGCGGATGGTGGGAAGCTGAGCCCGATGTGGGTCGAGTGGTTAATGGGCTTCCCAATCGGGCACACCGACTTAGAGGACTCGGAAACGCCGTAGTTCCGCAGGTGGCCGAATACGTTGGCCGGATTGTTGTAGATGCATTAGGCGAGTAGCAGGACACGCCAGCACGGAGGATGGGGATGCAAAAACTCACAAAGGCAGAAGCTGAAACGCTTCAACATCTCGAAACCAAAATCGAGCGGCTGAAGAAATCAACAATAGAGATGGCCGAGGCGCTGCGTCAGATACGAGACCAGAAGCTTTACCGGGCAAGCTACGGCTCCTTCAGGGAATACGTCTCCATCCGCTGGGGACTTGCTGTCAGCCGTGCATATCAGTTGATCGATAGCCTAGGCGTGATTGAAGCAATCGGCGACGAGATACCAGAGACTCATGCCAGGGAGCTTATCAGGGCAAATAAGAGCGACTGGGAGGCTATTCACGATGAAGTAATCGAAAAATGCGAACGGCACGGAAGAAAGCCAACTGCGGGTGACTACAGGGAAAGCGTTTTAGCAAGACCCATGAGGCAAATGGCCAGAACTGGCAAGGCTCCGTCATGCTCCAACCCTATTACCTCGGTCAGCCACGGACGTAGGGCAAGCAATACAAGCAGCAGCGCATGCCAGTTTTATGCAGCAGCGGAAACCATGCGGGAGTCTATCTCTGTGGAAAGACGCCCATCAGTGCTTGAGTCGTTTGCAAGCAAGCTAGGCGAGCTCTACGACCTAATCGAAAAGTCGCAAAAGGGTGTCGCTGTAAATCTTGATTAATTAAACGGAGTCTAGGAGCGCACGGATGTTGATAGGAACGCTTAATCACGTCAAGGTGAAGCGATTAAAGCGACTGCTTGGAATCCCGTTGTATTCAACAATGGGCGTCCTGGAGTCGATTTGGCAGCTTTGCATGGAGTGTTGCGACGAAGGCAACATCGGCAAGTTCACGGATGAGGAGATTGCTGAGCATATAGAATGGCACGGTTCTGCGCAAAAATTGATTGACGCGCTTACAGAATCGGGGTGGTTTGATAAATGCGATACCGAGCGCCTTGTTGTTCATGACTGGTGGGCGCACTGTCCTGACTTTATTAGGAATCGTGTTCAAAAGAGGAAAGCTAGGAGAATTAAGAAGGAGTGCGCGCAAGATGGTGAACGAGAAATAAGGACTTACGTACAAGAAAATCGGGACATGTCCAAGAAAATGGAGACATGTCTTGAAAACCCGGGACATGGGGTCTCTATATCATATCAACAAAACGAGCAACAACAGCCTTCGGCTATTGGCGATGGAACTGGCGAGGACGCTGCCAAGGAAAAAAAGTTAAAGCCCGTTTACTCCGAAGCCTTTGAAACGTGGTGGGCGATCTATCCAAAGCACAAAGCCAAGGGAGACGCATCCAAGGCGTTCGACTCCGCCATTCGCAAGATCATGCTCTACCGGTCGCTTTCGCGTCCTGAGGCTATCGAGTGGCTAAATCTGGTCACTGAGGCGTATTCACGCACGCCAGAAGGTGACGGCGGCCAATTCACACCATACGGCGCATCATGGCTAAACGCAGCACGGTACGACGACGACGTGGCCGAGTGGAGCAAGCGAGAAAAGCAATCCGCAGGCGTCACCTACGATCCAACCGCAGGCGCGAACGATCCAAGTTTCGGGAGAATGTAACGTGGACGAAAAATCCTTTATCGAAGAATGGGAGCAACGACGCGCACAAATCGCTTCCGAGGCCCCTAGCTTGACCGCTGGCGAGCTTTCTATCGGAAATCGACTCAAGACACCAACGAGACTTCCAGCGCTCACTGAGGAGCAAATGCGTGCCCGTGACGAGCGTATCAAAAAGCAGGAGGAAGAGCGGCGGCAATTGGAGCTTCTCAAGCGATGGCAAAAACTGATAGACGCCAGGGGTACGCGTTACGCAGATTGCCAGCTTCGCAACTACGAGATTTATGGAACGCCACAAGAGCAGGAGCAACAGCTTGCGGTTCGCAATGCCCTGGTTGCCTACTGCCACCGGATGCCAGACGCGATTCAGGCTGGCGAGGGGCTGATTCTGTTCGGCCCAAAGGGTACTGGCAAGGATCACTTTGCTATGGCGCTGGCTCGGCACGCGATTCTAGGCTGCGGTCGGTCGCTGATTTGGGTCAACGGAATGGATCTCTGGGGCGAGATTCGGGACGCGATGGACAGCGGAACTAGCGAACGGTCGCTAATTAGCCGCTACACATGGCCGGACGTTCTTTACCTGAGCGACCCATTGCCACCTACTGGTGATCTTGGCGACCACCAAAAGGCGATGCTGTTTCGCATCCTAGACGCTCGCTACAGCAACAGCAGGGCAACGTGGGTGACGGTAAACGTGGATAAGCGGGAAGAGCTTGAAAAGCGACTGGGACCGCAGAACGCAGACAGATTACGCGATGGAGCAACGGCGCTCTTTTGCTACTGGGGTAGTTATAGAAAGGCAAAGTGAAATGACGGAGTTATCACAGGGGCGGAGCGTGAAATGGAAAAGCAAGGGAGCTTGGCACACCGGATACGTGTTGCGTTGTGGACGCTACGAGGTGCGAGATATGTGCCTGCCTGGAAAACGGCTGGTTAAGGACTCTTGCACGTCGCGTATTTTCGTCGTGAAAGCTTCGATGCTAAAGGCGAATGATTTCCGGAAGAAAGAAAAGCAGAGCGAGGTGAATGATGGTAGCGAGAAAATACGATAGGCACGGCGGAAGAGGGACGAGGCTATATCAAATATGGGCCGACATGAAATGCCGATGCGCAAACGTCAAGATAAAGTGCTACAAGAACTACGGAGGTCGCGGCATATCAGTTTGCAGCGAGTGGGCCGAAGGGTTTGCGGCGTTCCGAACTTGGGCACTGTCTAGTGGATACGAGGAGCATCTAACTTTAGATCGTATCAACGTAAACGGCAATTACGAGCCAAGTAATTGTAGATGGGCAACATACTCTCAACAGTTGGCAAACAGGAGAAAGCCGCTTACCGGAGCAAGCTCTAAATATAAGGGCGTTCACTGGAACAAGTCTGATGGCGTCTGGGTCGCTCAACTGGGGTTCAGTGGCAGGACTATTCATATTGGATCATTCGCCAATGAAATAGACGCCGCAAAAGCGTACGACGCTGCTGCGATTAAATACTTCGGGGAATACGCAAATCCGAATTTCAAGGAGGAGGCTGCAAATGAACTGCCATAAGTGTGGAGCGGAAGCAAAATCAAGCGGATACCTCGGAACCTACTTTGATTGTGGAAGCAGTTGGCTTGTCGAGTTGGATCAATCTGCCACCTGCCGCGAACTCTGCGACCTGCGGAAGTGGCGGGAAGTGGTGCTGTCAAAAACAGAGGCAACACTTGGCGGCGTCTATTCGATGATGACTATGACGCCTGACAAGTTTGGAACCGTAGCGGAAATGTTTGACTCGGCGGTACGAAAGGAAATGGAATGCGAATCCTAGGCATAGACCCCGGTAAATCTGGCGGTCTAACAATCATCGACACG